CTGGGCTACTGGCCGCAACGAATCTGGCCATCGGATCAACGTTAGACACCATCCTTGAGCGCGGTGGCGCGGGAATCATCGAGCAGAGAAATGCGGCCAACGCCCAAACCTTCCGAATTTACGGCACTTTTACAGATGCATCAAATTACGAGCGCGGATTTGTCCGTTGGAGCGCGGCAGGAGGAAATTTTGAAATAGGAACAGAAGGTGCTGGCACAGGCTCTGGGCGGCACATGATTTTGCGGGCAGGGTCAAACACCTTTACTTTTTTCAATAACGGGGAGTTTTCCAGCCCTACTTCAATTCGAATCACAAGCAGGATGGTTATCAACTCGTCTGCAACTGGAGTTGTTGCAATCAGAAACGATGCTGGAACGGATTTTAACCGTCTTCAATTCGGCGGCACAGACGCTAACTTTCCCGCGCTGAAGCGCAGCAGCACCGCACTGCAAGTTCGTCTCGCGGATGATTCGGCTTACAGCGTCATGGACGCACTGCACCGCTTGCAAGGCGCAGCACCCGCCACCACAGGAGCCACAGGCACAGCGGGCGATATCCGCTATGACGCCGACTACATCTACGTCTGCACGGCAACGAACACGTGGAAGCGCGTAGCCATCGCAACTTGGTAAAATAGACTATGGCCAACCTTTCGACATATTACCCCGCTCCGATCACCGCCGCCGATCTCGGCTTGGGTGTGGCCAGCAACGCGACCTTCGGCTCGCTCACCGCCAACAACGGCACGCTCACGGCGTCCGCGCCTGTGCTTTCCTTGAGTCAGACATGGAACAATGCGGCTGTGACATTTACAGGGGCTAATATTGATATTACAAACACGGCGAGCGCAACTGGCTCACGCTTTCTTGATTGTATGGTCGGAGGCGCATCGGCAATACGTCTCGCTAGAATTGGTTCTAATCCATACGCGCTTTTCGGCACGGCAGACACAGGAATAGGCGCGATCTCCACATCTCAAGCATCAATCATAGCAAATGGAGGCGTTGCACTTGTCGTAAATTCTGGTGGTAACGGTGTATATGTTCGATCAGATTCTGCGTATGCGTGGGCGTCTGGCACTAACTTGGTTGGAGCTACCACAGATTTAATCCTACGCCGTGACGCGGCCAACACCCTCGCGTTGCAAAACGCAGCCAACGCCCAAACCTTCCGAATATACAATACCTTCACGGATGCAAATAACCACGAACGCGGCTTCCTGCGCTGGTCGAGCAACGTGTTTCAGATCGGCACGGAGAAGGGATCTGGCGGCGGGACGGCGAGGGAACTTGAGCTTCAAAGTGACGGTATCACAAGAATGCGGATTACCGCAACTTCGAGAGTATTTGGCGGACTAATAAATTACGCGGGCAGTATTACAGGTGCGGCCACCATCGGAATTGGCACGTTTGGGTATCTTTCTGGGACAGCAGGAAATTCTGGAGGAATTGCGTTTTATAACGGAAGTGGTGGCGGTATTGGCGCACGGCTTGGCACTGAAGACGATTATGTGTTGGCCATGCGGAATGCGGGAAATAGCCATACCCTTCGCATTTATAATACTCACACAGGCACAACAAACTGGGAAAGGCTAAATCTCCGCTGGGCCAGCAACGAATTTATTTTCGACGCTGAAGCAGGAAGCGGAGGAGGAACCCTGCGCGGCATCAAGATCGGCAGCGCGACCTCCTCGCTGCTTGGCTTCTACGGCGTCACGCCGGTCGATCAACCCGCCACCGTAGCCGACCCCGCAGGCGGCGGCACGGTGGACGCCGAAGCCCGCACCGCAGTCAACGCCATCATCGACCGCCTGCAAGAACTCGGCCTCATCGCCTAACGCTTTATGCTAACCAACCCAACACCCATCGAAACGCCCGCCGTAGCCGCCAAGGTCTACGACCGCCTCCACGTTTACAGTCTGTCCGCCATCCAGCCGACCGCTGATTCCGGCAGCATCACCGTGGAGCTTCTTCCCGCTACCGCAGACGGCGAACTCGCCAACGGAAGCCTCGTCCAAAAGATGACCGCACCGTTGACGCCCGAAATCATGCAGGCCGTTCCCGAACTCGCCGCCGCGTTTGAGGCCGTCCTCGCCGCGATTCCCGCGACCCAAGCCTACTTGGCCAGCCAACAGGAGCAGCCCAATGAATAAGACCGTCACGCTCTCCGAAGCCGAGGCGAAGATCGTCATGCAGTGTCTCGACATTGCGACCAAGGCGGGCGGCTTGAACGCAGCAGCGGGCATCTTGCCAGTGGCGATGAGTATCGAAAAACAACTCACCGCGACCGAGGAGCCTCAGTTGCAGGAGTCCTGATCCGGAAGCATATTAACAATGAATGTCTCCGACCCGCTCAACATGTTGGCCCCCGACGGTTCTCGCCGACGGAAGGAAGAATCTCTGTCGATGAGCTTCGATGGTGAAAGATTGGCGCGGTTGGAGACCAAGGTCGACTTGATCTTGGAGCACCAGGAGTCCTTCCGGAGATCGTTCGAAAAACATGACGATCGGCTTAAGCACCTGGAGAATACCAAGTCGACGATCTACGGGATCGCTGCCGCGATCGGGGCACTCTCGGCTTTCTTGATGGACGGGTTGCGGGCGGCAATTTTGCAACGATAGTAATAACCACACAACATATTATGGACATCACCAACATCATCCAAGTGGTCAGTTCCTTGAACTGGCTGGAAATCCTCGGAGCGGCCTACGGCCTCATCCTCGCCTTGATCGCGATCTTCGCGCTCATCCCCGGCGAGCAGCCGGAGAAGACGCTCAAGGCGATCGCCAACATCGTCGCGAAGTTCTCCCGCAAATGAAATACGTGGTCACGGCGGTGGCGTTTTTTCTCACCGGCTGCGTGACCCCGAAAATCGGGTTCGGCTACGACTTCCTCAATCAAAGGGTGACGGTCTCGGTCGAGCCGGGCGACGGGAAAAAAGTGGTCAAGCCTGAGTAGTATGATTCAAAAGCTGGCGGATGTCGCGATGTCCCAGGTGGGGGTGCGTGAATCAGGTGGCAACAACCGCGGAGCCAAAGTCCGCGTCTACCAAGCCGCATCGAACTTGCCGCCTGGGCCCTGGCCGTGGTGCGCGGCCTTTGTCGATTGGTGCGTGCAGCAGTGGCTCGGGTATCCTGAAGCGAAGAATTGGCTCGGGTTGAAGCATAGCTCGCCTGCGAAATGGCGACCGACCACGGCACTGGCTTTCGGTCTGATCGAGTGGGGCCGCAAGCGTCCGAACACCGTCACAGTCTTGCCGGAGAAGACGACCCCGAAGGCGGGCGACATCATCGTCTTTGATTTCAGCCACACGGGCATCGTGGTAGGTGCGACCTCCAAGATCGTCGAGTGCGTCGAGGGGAATACCAACGGACGCGGCGACCGGGACTCGGAGACGGGCGACGGGGTCTGGCTCAAGAAACGCAATCTTTCGCTGGCTCGGTGCTATCTGCGGATCCATCCGAGCAAAGCGTAATAACTCCACATGAAACAAACCGCCAACAGTTACCGCCGCAACGAACTCCTGCAAACGTCGCTGGCCGAAACCCTGAAGCAGAACCACGTCCAACTCGCGCTCCAAGTGCTCCGTGAACTCGGGGAGCCGACCGAAATGCCAGCACCGGACAATGTCGATTTTCTCATCCACAGCGCCCTCCTGAATTCCCGCCGTGAGGGCTTCTTCCACGCGCTTCGCTCCCTCGAAGCCCTGGCCACGCCGATCAAGGTGGCCTCCTCGACCAAAGACCTTATGCCGAATCTAGTCGACGAATAATTTATGGCAGAAAACCAAACGCCGGTTCAAACCGAGTCCGCCACGGCGTCGGATCAAACAAGCAAAACCGTCACTCCGGAACTTTCCGAGACTGGCGGCACCATGACCTTCGACGCGGCACGTTCGCTCTCGGAGGCATTCAACAGCTTGGGCAAAGAGCCCGAGGCACCGAAGGTGGAGGCCAAAGCCCCCGCAGAACCCGTCAAGACCGCCGCCCCTGAAGCGGCGAAAGAACCCGCCGCCGAAGCGAAGACTGAAGAGGCCGAGCCTCCGAAAGCCGCCACGGCCGATGACCTCGCCGAACTCCTCGGCGGACCGAAGAAGGCCGAGCCGAAACCGGACGCCGACGACGAGCCGCCGGTCGATGTGGCGATGACCGATGCCGCCAAACGTAAGTGGGCCGAGCAGCGCAAGGCTCTCAAAGAGGAGCGCCGTCGCCGCGAGGAACTCGAAGCGAAGGTGGCCGAACTGGAGAAGCGCCCGTCGACCGATGTCGCTCCGGATGAGGTCAAGCAACTGCGGGAGACGGTCGATGCCTACGAGCGCGAGCTTCAGATCGCCCGTGTCGAGGCGACCAAAGAATTCAAGGATGCGGTGGCCGTTCCCCGTGAACGGATCAACGCGCAACTCGAATCCTTCGCCAAGAAGTATGAATTCCGCGAGGCCGATGCCCGTGTCGCCTTTGCCGAAGCCGATCCAGAGAAGCAGACCGAGCTACTCGTTGATATGGCCAGCGGCATGAACGACCGCGACCGTCTCCGATTCTATGGCATGGCCGAAGAGTGGCAGAAGGTCGAAGGCATCGCCAACAAGGTTCGCAACAATGCGCGGCTGGCCCTGGAGAAGATCCAAGAACATCACGCCGAGCAGAACAAGGCATTCGTCGAGACCCGCCAGAAGCAGTATCGCGGGGCGCTGGAGAAGATCTGGGGCGATGTTTCCGAGAAGGCTCCGCTCTTCCGCCGCCGTGAAGGCGACGAGGTGTGGAATGCCAAGATCGGGGAGATCGAGCAGTTCGCCACCGGACTCGACTGGAATGTCGTGGCTGAGAACGACACGGCGCGAGCCGAGTTGGCGCTGCGGGCTGCGGCTTCGCCTTTCCTCTATGGGATGGTGCAGCAGCTTTGGGCCAAGACAGCCGAACTTCAGAAGACCCTCGGTAAGTATCAGAGCGCCAAACCCGGCGCGGGTGGGGGATCTGCGGATCCGGCCATCGGCTCGGGCACAGCCGAAAAGGTGGAGCATGAAGACTTTTTCAGCGCCATCAAATCGGGGCTCTCTAGTTAGTTTGTTTCCATACCCCTCCGGGAACTTCGGTGACCGGACGCGAGGCGGTTCCTTCCAGGGAGCCGCCTCTGCATTTTTCGGTGGATAGAAAAGGCTACAGATTTACATAAGTGTGGTCGGATCTATAACAATCTCTCGGTAGTTTTTGTGACGGCGATGTCCTGCATGAGGGAGCAAGCATAACCCCACAATTTGACAACCCCTTATGCTGCCGTATCTTAGTCTCACGTTTACGGGTAGCGGCAATCATCCGGTAGAAATCAGAAAGTTAGGTTCGCGAGGAAGCCCGATCCGCGACGGGAAGAGAAAAGCAAAATCGTGGTGTTGTCACTAGCCTCGGACCGCATGTGCGTCTCCCGATCAAGGCGAAGTAATAACCCCACAAATTAGGAGAAAAACAAGCATTATGCCTTGCAATAATATTGAAGCTCTCTTCGTGGAACATGCCGGCCTCATCCGGAACAATGTCTCGAAGAACATCATCAACTCCGATTTCTACCTGAAGTATCTGCCGCGTGAGCAGTGGATGGACGGGCAAGGAACGGAATATAGTTACCCGATCTACGAGCGCACGCTCTCGTCCAGCCCCGTCACTTTTAGTGCATGGGAGTCTTCGGACGGCGAAGCGGGCGGTCAGTGCCAAGTCGCCGGTCAGAACATCGACAACTTCGGCATCACCCTGCGCCAGACCAGCCTCAAAAAGGCCGCGCTGAACTCGCCCGACATCTGTTTGGACGATCTTCAGTTCGCCTGGCAGGTCGAAGATCAGGTCAAAAACATCGTTCGCGTTCTTTCCGAGAACACGAAATGGGTTTGGACCAACGCTTATCAGGACGAGTATATCGACGCTTGCGGCACCAAAATGGTCGCATCGGCGAACCTCCCGTCTGGTAGCTCGGTCTTCCCTTCGACTCCGGCCACTTCCAAACTTACCTGGGGAATCCTCGAAGAGATCTACCAGCAGCTTGGTTACAATGGCGGCAGCATGAATCCGTTTGCTCGCGTTGACGAGATGACCCCGATTTATGCCGCAGTCGGCGAGCGTTTCACGTTCCATGACCTCAAGCGCCAAGACGCTAACACCCGTGACGACTTCCGTTACGCTTACGAGGGTTCGGAGACCCAGTCCCCGATGCTCGGAGCGCCCGGTCTGTCTGGCGTGTATCGCGGCTTCCGCTTCTTCACGGTTGAATTCCCGCCCCGTTACGACTTCGTCGGCGGTGCATGGGTTCGCCGTCAGCCGTTCGCGTCGACCCCGACGACGAAAGGTGACAAGTGGGAAGTGTCCGACGCCTACAAGAATGCGGAATACACCGACACCGTGATTTATCACGCTGACGTGTTGAAGGTTCTTGTGCCCAAGCCGAAAGCTGCCAGCCCGATGAAGTATAACCCCCAGTATAGCTGGACCGGTGAATTCGTCTGGCGGAATATCCCTGACCGCGACTGCAACGTCGATGGAAATACAGGGTTCTTCCGGGCACTCTTCGCGTATGGCCCGAAGGTGGAGCGTCCTGACCTCGGCTTTGTGGTTCGCCACAAACGCTGCGCTCGCGCTCTCGACCTCGTCGCTTGCTACTAAGGTAGCACCTCACATCACTCTGGGAGCTTCGGCTCCCAGGGTGCCAGAGGTGCTCCATTTCTAGCATGAACATTCCTTCGCCGAATCCCATCGTCTTCCCGGCCGCACCGGAGAAGACGTTTCCCCATCTCTGGATCAAGCGCCTCTTGCTGGCCAGCGACGGCGTGGACAGTGGGAAGATGGAAGCGCACTTCGCGCCGTATAACGCCGGCACCAAAGAGATCGGCCCTTCGGCATTCGACACGACTTTCACGACTGATGAACTTTGGGCGGCAATCGCTGAAGTTCCGGAGGTCGCGGCGGCTTATGCTGCTATATTAGAATCCGTGGGTCCGATGCAAACCTGGCTCGCCAATAGAAACCAATAAACATTATGAAATTCGCAATCCCTGAAGGAATGGTCCCGCCCGATGGCGTGGAAGTCGGCTCCACATTCGACGCCCTCGCCACGCTTAAACTCGGTGAAGGTGAGCTTGAACTCGTCGCTGTCGACGGTCTCCCCGTCACCACGTCCGAAGCTCCCGAAGCCGAGGAGATGGACGAAGAGATGGGCTTCGACGAAGCCATCCGCTCCGGAATGATGGAGTAATCGCATGATCGCCGACACGGAGCGTCTCATCGACGGCTTCCGCGGCCTTCCTGCGGGGATGGACGGCTCCAAGGAGCCGCCCCAGACGCCAAGCGAAGCCGCTTGGTATGCCACGAACGTCACCTTCCGTGGCGGCAACGGCCCGCGCACCCGTCCTGGGTTTCGTGAGATCTCGCCGGATTACTGGCGCAATCCGCAGCCGCCGAGGACGAGTTCCTCGATTTCTGGCAGCGGCTCACTCGCTACCGTCACGACCACGGCGAACCACGGCTACGATGACAGCGACGTGGTGACGATCTCGGGAGCTTCGCCTTCCGGATTCAACGGCACTTACCGGATCACCAAAACCGGAGCGACGACTTTTACTTACGCCAATGCGACGAGCGGAACGGCAACCACGCAAGGCGCGATCATCCGCGACATCGACTCGACTTACGGCGAGGATTTCTACAACTCAGCGACCAGCCGGACGCGCTACGCCAACGATATCCAGTCCGGCACCTTCTTGCAAGGGACGCTGGTCTACCAAGATCCCCGCGAGGGAAACCCGACCGAGTTGATCGTTGTTGTCGACGGCAAGATCATGGCGCTGGATTTCGAAGCACGTTCCGTGATGCGTGTAAATCTGAGCGATGAAATGGATACCACGCTTCCCGTCTTTATGGTCCAAGCGGAGAAGTATGTCATCATCCAAAATGGGTTTGATGAACCCCGGGTCTTTGATGGTTACGTCTGCCGCCGGGCCAGCTACTACGGGAGCCAAGCGGTGCCGATCGGCAAGCAGATGGCTTATGGTCAAGGGCGGCTCTTTGTTGCGGTCAATGAAGGATCAGAGATTATCGCGGGTGACTTGGTCTTCAGTGGATCTTTGACTGAAGCAAAAATCGTCAGTGCTTCGGCTGCAAATCCTTCCGTAATCACCACGGCAACTCCACATGGATTGTCTAACGGAGACCTCGTTTCAATTTCTGGGAATAGTTCGGTCATTGACTCGACTTATGTCGCGACGGTTACTGCGGCGACGACATTCACGATCCCTGTCACACTTTCCACGGCAGGCACGGGCGGGTCCACATCTAGATTCAACGCAGGCCAAGACAGCGATCTTTTGCGTTTTACTGAAAACACTTTTCTTAATGAAGGTGGAGCGTTGGCCCCGAGCGGGAAGGTGGGTCGGGTCAAAGCCTTGGCCTTCCTTCCGGTGCAAGACACGGCTACGGGGCAGGGGGATCTCATCGCGTTCTGTGAACGTGGCGCGGTGACCCTCGCGGTGTCCGCTCCGCGAGAGAAATGGAAAGATACCGAAGGCTTTCAGCGTGTGCTGTTCGACAACATCGGCACGACAAGCGAGAGCATCCTGTCGGTCAATGGCGATCTGTTCTTCCGCTCCCTGGAAGGCAACGGCATCCGCAATTACCGCAATGCTCGCGCCGAGGCGACGGGCTACGGGCAGACCCCGATCTCTGCGGAGATTGATCCCATTCTGAAACAGGATACTTCGTGGATGCTCGACAATGTGAGCTTCGCCCAGTTCGACGGGCGGCTCTTGATGACTTGCTTACCGCAGCGTTTTCCGCGTCGGGCAGCGAACCAGACTGAGGCTGACACCTACGCAGCACAGCCTATCCCGACGATTTTCAACGGCGTTGCCGTGCTCGATTTCCAATCAACCTCGGCAGGGCGCGGAAAATCCGCGGCGGTTTTCGACGGTGTCTGGACGGGGCTTCGCATTGTGAAACTTATCCAAGGCACCTTCGATGGCGACCCGCAGTGCTATGCGTGGTGCTTCCATGAAGATGATACGGGTCGGCGCATCGAGCTTTGGCAGGTGACGAAGGACGATGAATACGACACGCCGGTCGAAGGACCGCGGGTCATCCACTCGGGCATCGTGACGCGGGCAATGAACTTCAAGGACGACATGGGCCTGAAAAAGCTGATCCGCTGTGACTTGTGGTTCGATGATATCGGTGGCGGGCCGGACAACGAGTTCAACTGCTCGCTGGCTTATCGGCCCGACGACTACCCGAACTTTACGACGTGGCAGAGTTTCGAGCGCAACTTCAAGACGGAGTTCCTCTTGGAGAGTAAGAACCTTCTCTCTTGGTCTGAGAAGATCGACGATGTGACGTGGGTCAAAAGTAACGTCACGACACTATCCGACACCGCTCTCGATCCACTCGGGCTTCAGACGTTGACCGCCGACAGTCTGATTGAGACGACATCCACTAGTGTCCACAGCACTTACCGGACCAGCCCGACTTTGCAGTCGCTTACCAGCTACACGTTCTCCGTGTATCTGAAGCCGTCGGGACGCACCCGCATCTATCTGCAATTCCCCACCACCGGAGCAGCGTTCTCCGCCTCCAGAACAGCGCACTTTTTGCTAGAAGGCAGTGGAGCCATTACCTCCGTTACCGCCACGGCGACCGCCACGATTACACCCCTCGCCGATGGCTGGTATCGCTGCTCCATGACTTCGGAGACGACGGGCGCTGGAACGGTCCGGACGTTGATCGGTCTCGTCGCTTCCGGAACGACGACAAGCTATGCGGGCGACGGGATGTCCGGCGTTCTCGTCTGGGGTGCCCAGTTGGAGGCTAATACCTCGGCCACATCTTACGATCCTGACCCGCCGCAGCTTCTCAACTACGAGCGGGGCTACGCTCCCCAGGTTCGCTTTCCGGCTCCTCCCAGAACGGCGAATCTGGCCACGGACGTTCCGGCTTACTTGGGTTATGATTTCACCTTGCGGGTCAACTGGTCGGGCCGTGCCCGGCTCGGCCGGCTCATGCTGCACGGAAACCGGCTCACCGAAGCCGTCAACGGAGGAACCCTCTAATGGCCGAAGTCAAAGAACTCTTCAGTTTGGATGATTCACTGACCACGGTTCAGGATTCATGGAGCAGTTTACCCGCCGGGCTCACACTGCTCATTGAAGATTCTCCGACTGAGTATACCTTACTGATCGACGACACCTTTTCTCTTTTGATCGAATAATAACCCCGCAACCATGCCATACACCGCGAATAAGAAGATCGCAGGGCTAGACCCAGCAACGACGCCCTTGGCTGCGGCCAACGAGGTTCCGCTGAACCAAGCTGGGACGACAGTGCGGGCTTCCCTGACCGCGATCGAGGCCAAGGTGTTTGATGCCAAGACGGCCCTGACTCCAGTGGCAGGGGAGACGGCAGTGGCCGTTGTCCGCCAGACGGACGGGTCGCTGCGTCAAGTGGCGCTGAACGACATCGTCCCGCCGCTGAATATTACCGACGCCAAAGTTGCGGCCGGAGCAGCCATCGTCGACACCAAGCTCGCCACCATTGCAACGGCTAACAAGGTCGCCAACTCTGCGACTACGGCCACCAGTGCGAATACCGCCAATGCCATTGTGGCCCGAGATGCCAGCGGTAACTTCGCGGCTGGCACGATCACGGCAACTCTTTCCGGGAGCGTCGTCGGTAACGTCACCGGCAACGTGTCGGGAACTTCGGGATCCACCACCGGAAACGCAGCCACCGCGACCACCCTTCAGACGGCACGGACGATTGCGATCAGCGGCGATGTCACCGGAACGGCGACTTCCTTCAATGGTTCGGCCAACATCGCCATTGCTGCGGCGATTACGGCTGACACCATCGTCAATGCCGATGTGAACAGCGCGGCGGCGATTGCGGGAACGAAGATCACTCCGGCCTTCGGGTCGCAAAATATCAGCACGACGGGGACGTTGGCGGCGGGCGCGACGACCGTTACTGGAACGTGTGCGGCCACCGCTTTCAGCGGACCGTTGACGGGCAATGCCTCAACGGCCACGACACTAGCTACCGCAAGAAATCTTTCGCTGACTGGCGATGTCACCGCGACACTCTCAAGTTTCAACGGGTCGGCCAACGTCTCGGCGGCGGCAACCTTGGCTAATAGCGGTGTCGCTGCCGGAACCTACAACGACAACGCGGCCCAAGTGCGTCCGTTCACTGTTGACGCCAAGGGTCGAGTTACAGCAGTCGGAACCGCCGTTCCCATTGCCGTCGACTATTCCGCCGTCACCGGGATGCCTTACAAAGACGCGGCGCGGCTGGCGACCACGGCCAACCTGACCGCGACTTATGCCAACGGCACTTCCGGTGTCGGAGCGACCCTGACCAACAACGGAACCATTGGCGCACTGTCTATCGACGGCGTGGCCGTTGCGACGAATGACCGCATTCTGGTCAAAGATCAGACCAGTGCCGCACACAACGGAATCTACAGCGTGACCAATACCGGAACTGTATCGGCTGCATGGGTGCTGACCCGTGTCACCGATGCCGATACCAATGGCGAACTCGGCTCGGCGGTGGTCACCGTGACCTCCGGAACGGCCAATGGCGGTCGCGTCTACATGACTTTCTTCAAGGCGACGGACACAGTCGGAACCACCGTGATGCCTTGGTATCTCGTCCTGACCGGAGGCCCGAGCATCATCACCACCTCGATGTTGAACGATGGTGCCGTGACCGAAGCCAAGATCGATCCAAATGCCAAAATCCGTGGCGCTACCGGAGGCGGCACAGATCGTGTATTTTATGAGAACGACCAAACGGTCGATACGAATTACACAATAAGCACTAACAAAAACGCCATGTCAGCCGGCCCGATTACGGTCGCCAACGGAATCACAGTCACCGTGCCCAATGGCTCAACCTGGACTGTCGTCTAAGAATTATGCCGATCACCATCAACGGAACAGGAACAGTCGCCGGAATCACCGCAGGGGGATTGCCGGATGGGTGTGTGACTACAAGTGAGATCGCCGATGGTGCTGTTGTTAATTCTAAGGTTGCCGATGGTGCCGTTGTTCAGGTTGTCTCGTCTACAGTGGCGACCGTATTGAGTATCAGCGCACCTATTCCTTCTGACGACACCATTCCGCAAAGCACAGAAGGCTGGGAATTGCTGACGGCAACGATCACGCCGAATAGCAGCACCAACAAAATACTTGTTCAGTTCAGCGGGTTCTGCGCATCGCCAAACACTGGCTTTGCAGCAAGCCACGTTTTGTTCCGTGGATCTACCGCAATCAACGTAATGGCCACAACTCACTCAGTAGCCAATGCCTTTACGCCGGTCTTCATTCAGCACCTAGATTCTCCGGCCAGCGGTTCAGCGATAACTTATTCTGTCCGTGTTGGCCCAAGTGTTGGAACCGTAAATTTTGCATACAACAGCAACGGCGGAACACGCCGCTACGGCGGACAAGCATCTGCTGTGCTGACGCTGACCGAAATCAAAGACAGCTAACCATCTACTATGGCCATCTCATTAGAAGCAGATCCAACACTCGCCCAAGGCTACATCAAGGTCAACGGGACGACCGCGGCGACCTTGGACGCGACGGGTATTACCACCGGAGGCGTCCCTGCTGGTGCGGTGATGGCATTCGCCATGAACAGCGCACCGACAGGATGGCTGGCGGCAGATGGCACCGCAGTTTCTCGTTCCACCTATGCAAGGCTCTTTGCTGCTGTCGGAACGACCCACGGAGTTGGCAACGGTAGCACGACTTTCAATGTGCCCGACCTGCGCGGCTACTTCGTGCGAGGCAGCGGAACCAACGGCGACGGCACGGCGGCGGGGACGTTTGGTGCAAAGCAGGCCGACGAATTGAAAAGCCATGCACATGATATCAATAATTTTTCAAGCACGGGCAACTTTGGAACTACAGGAACGCAATTTGGCCCAGTCCGATATGGGCCTACGGCAACAGGCGCGGCACTGGCCACCGGCGGCACCGAAACCCGCCCGAAGAACATCGCCATGCTGTATTGCATCAAATTCTAACCATGCCAACCTCCATCACATCCTCCGGCATCACGTTCGACGACGCCACGACGCAGACGACTTCGGCCACTAAGGCACTTGGCATTGGAACCGCGCAGCTTGCTAACGATGCAGTCACCGCTGCGAAGCTGGCCCCTAAAGTTACTTTTCCAAACTATGCGGCTGGAGTCGCGAGAGCATACAACACCGTCTATCAAGCGGCAGACGATGGATATTTGTGCGTTATTGTGTCGGGTAATTTTATCAACGGTATACAGATCTCCGTGGGCACGACAAGCAACCCTGATACGTGGGTCTGGCATTCGGGAGACGACATCAACAACAACACCAAACGCGCAGGTTCAGGAATGATTCCTATACCAAAAGACATTTATTACGAGGTTACTCCAATTTCGGGGGTAGCCGCTTTTGAGAACATTACAATCACTTGGTATCCGGTCATTACCTAACAATTATGGCACTAATCCCAGGAACACTCCCCACCGGAACCAAGTATCCCAACGACCCGCAGTCGTTGCTCGATACCTTTGCGTCCTACCTCACGGCACCTGAAGCCAAGAAGAATCGTGCCATTGTTACTCTTCCCGCGCCGCCCGCAGCGGGTGGCACGCTGAGTGCAGGGTCGAGCGGGATTGATGAGACTGTGGTGCTCAACAACACGACGACCTACGCGACTTTCACATTCACCTTCCCGAGCACGAACAATAGTGTGGTCGGACAGATTCTCCGGTTTTTCACACGCAGCATTGTCACGACCCTGACCGTCACGCTGAACGGCAATACCGTGCTGGGTGCGGCTTTGCCGGCTGGAACGACGGCTGGTCAATCCTTTGCGTGGCAAAAGATCGACGGGACGAATTGGATCCGACTGCAATAAATGGCGACTTACCTCGAAGCACGTAATCTGCTGGCACCCTACGTCGATAATGGCGTGGCGGTGACCGATACGACGCGCATCGACCAACGGATCAACGAGGCCCAGCGCCGTTTGATCGATCACTACAATTTCCTCTCCCGCCGCGAGGAGTTGGAGAAGTCGCCGCTCGTCTGGCAATCGGGTGGCACGACCGGCGTGCCGACCACGGGCGACCTCATCCTCGACAACCTCGATGCGACCAAGACGATGATCTTGTCGCTCTGGCGCGAGGAGAACAACCAGTTGGAACTGGCCACCGCGCTGGAGACCAAGGCCAATTCCTACATCGAGCGCAACTTGATGAATGAAGTCGAGCGGGCGCGTCGGACGACCTTTCAATCACTGGCCACCTCAAACGGGCAGAACACCTTCGGCGGTATGACCGGACGGATCGGTCTGGAGACGCTCGTCCAATATCGGCTCCCAGAAAGTCGGCTCAAGAGTTACATCAACCAGGCTTACCAGCAGGCGGTCGATCACTACAATTTTGTCAGCCGCCGCGAAGACAAGGCCAAGACCAGCCTGACCTTTGCCGCGCTGACTTCGGATGCCGCGCAATTCGACTCCCTGCTTCCAGTCGAAGTAGTCCGGCTTCTTGCGCTTTCCATCATTGCCGCAGACAACGGGGCGGATGGTGCGGGGCTCAAGACACAAGCCTTGGAATTGATCGACCGCAATGTGACGGCCGACGTGGAGCGGACTCGGCGCGGACAGTCCGGTGAGGAAGGTCGTCTGCACAATGAGCTTCCGGACGGGGTAAAAATCCCGACAGCGCGGATGACGCAGTATCTCTCTCAAGCAGCTTCGGATGCTTCGCTGCACTACGACTTCTTGGCCCGGCGCGAGGACTACTCGACAGGGATCAAACCAAATCCATTCACCTTCGAAGTTCGCAAGAAACTAGTCGAATCCTACATTGCCACGGCCAATGCCGCCGCCGAGGTCGCCGCTTCGCTCAAGCAGGAAGCCTTTGCCCTGATCGAGCGTGACTTGATGGATGATGTCGAAACGGTGCGTCGTGCCGCAGGCGGCACGGAAGGTCAGCTTCACAATGAATTGCCGGAAGGGGTAAAGATCCCGACGGCACGTCTGACCACGTATCTCGCTCAGGCCCAGACCGAAGCCTCGGCCCATTACTCTTTCCTTTCCCGCCGTGAGGACTATGCGGGCGGCACGACACCGAGTCCTTTCCCCTACGAAGTCCGCAAAAAGTTGGTTGAGTCTTACTTGGCCACGACCAGCGCGGCGGTCGACGCGGCATCGGCTTTGAAACAAGAAGCCTTGGCCTTGGTCGAGCGCAACCTGATGCAGGAAATCGAAGCGGCCCGCCGAGTGGTTGGCGGCGAGGCGGGACGGCTGCATAACGAATTGCCGGAGGGCGTGAAGATTCCAACCTCGCGGATGAACGAGTATCTGACTCAGTCGGCCACGGATGCCGGAGCGCATTGGGATTTCTTGGCCCGACGTGAGGACTATTCCAGCGGCACCAAGCCGAACCCTTTCCCTTTTGAGATCCGTGAGAAATTAGTCGAGTCATACATCGCGACGGCGACGGCGGCTCCGGATGTGGCGGCATCCCTCAAGCAGGAGGCGTTTGCCGTCATCGAGCGCGACCTCATGGCCCAAGTCGAAGCGGCTCGCCGTGCGGAAGCAGGGGAAGAGGGTAAGCTGCACAACGAATTGCCGGAGGGTGTGAAAATCTCCACAGCGCGGATGACAACTTACTTGGCCCAAGCGGCGACTGAAGCCGGAGCGCACTGGGATTTCTTGGCCCGCCGGGAAGATTACTCCAGTGGGACCAAGCCGAATCCTTTCTCCTACGAAGTCCGCAAGTCCTTGGTCGAAAGCTATGTCGCCGGGGCAACGGGTGCAGTGGAAGTGGCCACAGCGAAAAAGCAGGAAGCCTTGGCCGTCATCGAGCGCGACCTCATGGCGCAAGTCGAAGCCGCTCGCCGAGCCGCCGCAGGGGAAGAGGGTCGTCTGCACAACGAACTGACCAATGGCGTGGCCATCTCGACCGCCCGCCTGACGCAGCACTTGGCCCAAGCCGCGCTCGACGCCTCGGCCCATTACGACTTTCTTGCCCGCCGCGAAGATTACTTCGGCGGCACCAAGCCGAATCCTTTCCCGTTTGAGGTCCGCAAGAAGCTGGTCGAATCCTATGTCGCGGCGACCAATGCCGCTCCCGACGTGGCGGCGGCACTCAAGACCGAGGCTCAAGCGGTGATCGAGCGCGACCTCATGTTTGAGATTGAAGCAACCCGTCGCGGCGAAGCAGGGGAAGAAGGCCGTCTGCACAACGAGCTTCCGGAAGGGGTGAAAGTTTCCACCTCCCGCCTGACAACCTATCTCGGCCAAGCCGCCACGGAGGCTGGCACTCACTGGGACTTCTTGGCCCGTCGTGAGGATTATTCCAGTGGAACCAAACCCAATCCCTTTACCTATGAAGTGCGGAAAAAATACGTGGAGTCCTATCTCGCGACCTCAACTGGTGCGATCGAAGCAGCGTCGGCCCTCAAAGCCGAAGCGCAAGCGTTGATCGAGCGCGACCTGATGACCCAGGTCGAGGCGGCGCGTCGAGCGGCAGCGGGTGATGAAGGCAATTTGCACAACGAACTGCCCGACGGCGTCACCATCCCGACGGGGCGTCTGACAACCTACCTTGGCCAAGCCTCGACGGAAATCGGAACGCACCAAGCCTTTGTCCAGCGCCGTGAGGAATACAACGGCACCGTCCCCGCGCCGACTTACGAACAGAAGAAATTGCTCGTCGAGGCATACCTCGCCACTTCGAAGGGGCAGTCGGACGTGGCCGCAGCCTTGAAGCAGCAAGCGGTCGCCTTGGTCGAGCGTGATGTGATGACCGAGATCGAAGGCACGCGCCGGGCAACTCGTGAAGCGTTGCTTGCTTCAGCCAATGACACCTTCGGCTACCACTGGGGCCGGATCGGTCTGGAACTTCCCGAGGCTTACAAGCTCTCGGACTCGGCGATCAAACGCATGGTCAATGCGGCCGAAGAGCAGTTGATGCTGGCCGGTAAGTGGGTCGGCACAGTGGCCGAGTATACCCTTTCGGTGAACGCCACGGGCGAGTTCTTCCTACCGGCCGAGGTGGAGACGATTCTTTTCATGTCTTTCGACGGAGATCCCAAGCCGGTCCACGATCGACTCAACGAGTGGATCAAGGGCGGCACGGGCTACCGGGAGGCCGATGACAAGTGGCGGGAAGGGGCGGTCGATCGCGGTGAGTCGATTGATCCGGCCGACAACGTCCTCAAGCGCAAATACTGGATTACCCTACCGACGACGGTTCCGGTCGTTCGTATCCTAGCCAAACGCCGCTTCGTGCCGCATACGAGCGACTCGGAGAAAATGTATCTCCGCAACTACCAAGCGGTCTACGAGGCGACCAAGGGGATCCTCCTCGGGGGCGAGCAAATCACCCCGCATATCGACAAGGCCAAGGAGATGCTTTCCGGCCAGATCGCCCAACAGAACTTCACAGGGAACCGCGGAGCCGCCCACACCCGTCGCGTTCTCATGTTTCGGTGATATAATAACTGTGCAACCCGCATGGCAAATCGCAAAACAATGGCACGAGAAATACATCCCAGAGCAGCCGTTTTCGGAAGCTGTCGTGAACTGTCTGAAAGAGGGAGTTCTCTACTCTTCTCCGGAGATTTTTGTGTGCGGACGGGAAGTGCTTTGGGACGGGGAGACGGTCTACATGAGTAATCACCCTAACGCATGGTTTGTCCACATGGCCGCTTCGAGTGGTCACACCAATCCGGTCAGAGCCTTCATGCAGGCCGCGACAAAACCCCGTCGCTGGGTGTTGTGGCACCGTCGCAACGAAGACCGTCTCCGTATTTTTAAGTGGGAAACTCTAGCTAGGAAGGTGGGTCTCTAATGGGTAATAAAAGCAGCGCACCGGCATACCCCAAAGCCGAGATCAACCGTCTAGCGGATCAATACGTCCGCGACCAGCAAGCCGACGTAGGCCCATACCTCAAAGCCATCTCAAACTTTGGCGATCGGCTCACCAAAAAAGTCGACGACCTTGTCGAGAAAGGTGCGACCAAACTCGATGCTGAAGAGACGGCTTTACTCGGTCGCCTCGATGACTTCAACCAACGACTTGTCGAGTTCCAAGCGACCGAGAACACGGAACTCCTCAAGGATCTCGGGGATATCACCGGAGACTTCCGCTCGGCGATGTCCCTCTTGGATGAGACCGACCGCAAGGAATTCTCGACGGCGCTGAAAAACTTTGAAGAACGTGGAGCCGAGCTTGTCAAAACCTACGACGCACGGGCGACCGCGGAATCTGAACGCGGCTTCACTGACAGTCAGAGCGTTCTTGATAAATACGAGGAGGAACGCAAAGCCGACATCGCCAAGACAAAAGGTGAAGAGCTTTCGACGATTACCAAATATGGGACTGACTCAAAATCACTAGCTGACGAATTTCAGAGGAGTGCTGATGGGTTCCTAAAAAGCTCTTTAGATGAGGCCGACCAAAGAGCGAAAGACAGTAAAGACATCACGGGTCGCTTCGACTCTGAGACAAAGGCGCTGACCGACGAGCTTCGTAAAGACTCACTCAGCAACATCGAGCGCAATACCACCGAAAGGAAATCACTAGCGGATACTTTCCTGTCGATGTCGGGGACTTCTACTTCCGACTACAATCGCCGCTTGGAGGAAGCCCTCAGTCTTTCACCGGAACGCCTAGCGGAGTTTACCCAAGCGGCCGACTTCATCTCCAAAGCCGCCCTCCAGACCCGGATGGATATGCTGGCTACGGCAGATCCCCGCGCCTTGGAGCTTTCAGCCATTGCCGACGAAAATGCTGCGGCGCTGATGAGTGGCCGGATCTCGGCCGATGTGCAGGCAAATCTCGCTCGTTCGTCTGCGATGCGTGCTTTGCAGGGCGGCTTCGGCGCGGGCAGTGAAATGGGTCGTGGCTTGTCGGCACGCGACCTGGGACTGACCTCCTTGGACCTGATGAAGCAAGGCTCGGAGCTAAACGACGCGCAGCGTCGATTGAACTACGCGACAAGAGTTGAAGGAGTAGCTAGAGACGCGGGGGCCAATGCGGGTCAATTTCTCGCCAACGACCAGACGCTTCGGCGCAACCAAGCCGCCGATCTTCTCAGTGCGGAGACCGATCGGAATCGGACTTTCTTTGATGTGAGCGAGCGTGGGCTGGCCAATGAATTGGCGGAAAGAAATCGCGCTGCGTTAAACTACGCCGACCAAAGCCGGATGTCTTTGACCGACCGGCAAAGGGCTGAACTCGATCAACTCAACAAAGTTGGCGACACGCGACAGGCCGCATTCTTACAAGGACGGCAGGACGCACGCGGGGTCTTTGATTATCTGGGCCGCTCCCAAGATCTGATGCTTGGATCCAACCTGGCCGCGATCCGCTATGGTGCAGAGCGCACCGACAATACTCTCAACACCGCGCTGGCAGGGAATCTCGCCAACATCAACACGCGGACAACGCAGAATCTCGGCATCGCCCGCGATGTTTTTGCGGGTGAGAGTGATATCAACCGATTGGGCTTTGCCGCCGGTCAAGACAACTTGGCCCAGCGCACCCGCCGACAAGCCGACAATCTGACGAACATCTGGGACCGCGACTTCCAAGCGCGGCTTGGTGTTTACAATACCAATGTCGGAACTGGGCGTTCGCTCTACGGCACAAATGTCCAAGCGGCCGGGAATATTTACAACACTAGCGCCGGGTTTATCCAAAATATGACTGGCAACCAGATCAATACGGCTGGAAATGTCTACCAAGGTGACACCCGTGCTCGGGAGAACGCTTTCAATACAATGGCGCAAGTCCGCGGATCGGCGATGGGCACCAAGATAAATGCGGCACAAAAGGGCTGGGAAGTCGATCAAGCCAACTGGGCATCGGGGAAAAATAGCGACAACGCGATGTGGGGGAGCCTTGTAAACATGGGGGCCACGATTGCCGGGGGAGTCATCGGGACGGCGGCTGGCGGCAACACTATGGCTGGTTTGCAAATCGGCAGCACTCTTGGTGGCATCGCCAGCAGTGGGATTAGCGGAGGCTCTGGATCGGGCGGAGGCAGTGGATCCAGTGGTGGCGGCAATCCGTTCAGCACGATGGGGATGTTTACCAGCGCGTTGGGGGGAATGGGCAAGACCACCGGCTTCGACAATCAGTGGGGGATGTATGGTCGCAACACAAAAGGATTCGGTAACTTCGACTACGGATCAGGAACAGGAGCTTAACCATGCTTACATCAGTCCTATCTCCCATTAGCATTGCCACTCCAGACACCGCGCCCCCTTGGGGCTGGAACCCGGCAGCGACGTTTCTGACTGCGTATAACACGCAAGCACAAGCGCGCCGCGATCAGGAAAAGTTTAACATGGCCATGCAGTTGGAAAGAATTCTTCTTCCAGCCAAAGCGGCTCAAGCCGAGTTCACCCTCAATCAACTCGCCTACGAGACGGAGAACATGGCGAACTCCTATCGTCTGCAAAACGAAATGGTCAACGAGCGCCGACGCATCATCAGAACTGGCGGCTCCGGTGCCAGCAGCAATGTTGCGGGGAACGGTGGTTCTTCGAATCAGGCTCCTGCTCAAGATGAGGATCCGACTAGCTTCAATTTGACGGGCACTAGTTATGACCGGAAGCCGGCCGCTCAATCGCAGCCGCAGACGAGTAGTCAGCCGATGGCTAAGAAGAAAGTGGTAGACTTAACAGGGGTCTAATAACATGGCTTTCGATATCACAAATCCGGCTACTTACAGCAAAGACTTCAAAAACCTTCTGCGGCAGAAGGGTTATGCTGGGAAGAAGGATGTCCCTGTCGAGGAACTGGAAGCTCTCTATGTGGACTACAGCGGAAAGCAGGAGCAGGACACCAAGGTAGCAACCAATCTGCTTTCGAGTGTGGCGGCAGATCCCGCGCCATATACCGGCGCAATGGCCAGCCAAGATACGTTTCAAGGCGATCAATCTTTCGACCTAACGCAGATAAACAACCAGGGCGGAAGCGGTCCGATTTTCTCGACGGTTCAAGCGGTCGATGAGCAAGAAGCCTTGAGGAGACAACAGGCGGAGCAAGCTGCCGCGCAACCTGACCCGAACGACCAGTTTCGGATGGTGGTGCAGGATCGTATTCTCCCCGCGATTGATGCGATCAAGCAGAAAAGATCGTCGGCAGCCGGCATCAAGAATACGTGGGAGCGGAAGATGCAGCAGGACAGTGTGGACCAGCTTGCCGCCACGAGGATCAATGACCTCGTAGCCAGCGGTCTCATCAACTCACAGGATGCTGGGTTGATTATGAAAAGAGCCGACGAATCCAAAGGTCTGACTTACGAAGAGTCTTTGCGCGGATTCCTCTTTGACCGAATGAACCCGCAGCAACAGACCGAGGCGGGGGTCTCCGTAGATCCGGAAACGGCCGAGGCTTTGAAGGTCGCTGTGGATGTTTACAAGACGGCTGAAAGTGCAGCCGAATTACGCGCAGACGACCCGGCTGCTAGGCGTGCTGCTGATGACGCCTACAGAACGGTGCAGAATGTTAAGAAGAAAGCGGGTTTGTCAGTCGAGGTCAATCCCGTCGAAGACTATAAAACAGTGTTGCGAGATGTGAAGTTCTTGCAGAATGCACAGAATGACGACACCCCGAGGGTGACCTTAAATGACCAAGTCATCGAAGAAGGTAGCTATGGTGACGCTTTACTCGGGTTGCAAACAAAGCTCGGAACAATAATGGCGTCTCCTGAATTTAGAGAAAAATTACCCGTAATTGATAGGAGAACCTTTGAAACCCCCGAAGACTACCAAGCCGCGATTCGGAAAGCGGGGCAACTCTACCTAGACGAAAACGGGCAAGTGGTGACCCCAGATATTTTTGCGGAGAAAGAAAAGAAAGCCCGCTTTACTACTTTTAAGCCAAAGGAAAATGAACCTGTTCCTTCTACTCCGACGGCAGAGCAGCCGGCAAACAATCTCTCTAGAGCGAATAAGAACTTAATCCGCCGAATGATTCAAGAGGGCAAAGATTCGACAAATACCAACTTCAAACCCACTCCCGAAATGATCGCCTCGGTCCGGGAAGAGATGAATGAGGAGCAGATCGAAAGTGCTCTACGTAGTCTTTATGCCGGCAACTCATGGGCCAATAAGATCGGCTTCCGAAATCCGACGATTAAAGACGAAGATATGAGCGGCGTGCTCGGCCGGACCGAAGATCCCGAAGCAGCCAAGTTCCTCAGTGAAATCGATCCAGAGGTGGTTAAACAAGTCTACGAAAAAGCCGATCGACTCCAAGGATTCAGTGCTCGCGGGTTAAAGAATGAGGACGGCACATGGAGCCAGAAAGTCGACACCCCCGATAAGGTGCTGTCGCGTATCAGAGCATTAGCATCGAAGCGTGGTAAGTGATACCTTGACCGATGGCTTGGTATGATGACCCAGAAGAAGTCCGTCGCGTCACCGCAGAAGCTCTCGGACTCGGACTAGAGGATCCGGAATCCGCGGAGGAACCCGACCTCGGACCGCGGCTCAGTCTCAATACGGTCGCCCCTGATGAGTCTCGTGCGGTTGAGGTGACCGAGAAGAAATGGTGGGAAGATCCGGATGCCGTCGAGGCGGCGATGCGGGAAGCGGGTGTTGCTGTGGCTGCTCCGATGCGGTCGAAACGGTCATTGACTGGAGAAATTGGCGCTGGATTGGAACGAGGCACAGACCAGACCCAGGGGCTTCTTTATGGATTCAGCGGACTTCTTGGGCAGGCTATCGGGGTTGAAGAATTGGAGCAGTTTGGTTTGGAGAATTATGCCCGCAAGATGGAGGAGGCAGCGGAGAACCAAGCCTCGATCCAAGATCCGACCGAGGACATCGACGGGCTAGGGGACTTCGGTCTTTATGCGGCTGGGATAATAAGTGAGCAACTCCCGCAGCTTTTAATTTCTCTCGGTGGTGCAGGCTTGGGTGGGGCTGCGGCCAAAACAGCAGCCCAGCGCATCATCGCCAACGAAGTCGCCAAGCGCACGGCGGCAGGCATGGCCAAGAATGAAGCGGCAAAAGAAGTCGCGCAGCTTGTCGCACAGAACGCGCTGACCGCAGCCGGAACCGCCGCCAAGCGCGGGGCGGTCGGCGGGGCTTACTTGGCCAACTTCGGCCAGATCGCTGGCGGGAGTTTCGGGCAGATGGCACAGGAATTGGGTGAGGGTAATGCCGCGCAAGCGGCAGCATTTGCCGCGCCTGGAGCCGCACTCGACACGCTCGGGGAAGTCTTTGTCGCTGGAAAGTTTTTGAAGCCCCTCTCTCAAGCGCAACGTGCAGCCGTGGAAGGCGTGAAGCCTTTGACCCTCGGCCGCATCGGGGGAGGTCTTGCCGGTGGGGCGGCAAGTGGATCTGCTGTGGAGGGGCCGACTGAGTATATCCAAACCGGATTGGAGCAAGCGGCCCTCGGATCGGCAGACCCGAATCGCACGGTGGGGGATGTCGTTATGACGCCGGAAGCCGAACGTGAGCGTCAGATCGCCGCGGCGGCTGGTGCCACGGTCGGCGGTCTTCTCGGCGGTGCGGGTGGTGTGGTCGAAGTGGCGTTCTCCCCGCGGACGACCGAGGCGCTCCGGACAAAGAGGCAGCAACAGCAGACCGGAAGCGAATTGCCGCCCGAGCAAAGCCAAGAGCAGGAGCAACAGCAAGAAGCCCCCGCTGATGAAGAGTGGTCGGAGCCAATTACGATCCAGAGCCGCAACGAGGAATATAACAATCTCGAATACCGCCAGAACAAGGCGGGTCAGGTGTGGGCGTTCAATGTGCCAGAGGTGAGCCGCTTCGGAGCATTTGCCATCCCGACCAAATACGGCCAAGGCGTTCTGCTTAATCCTGCGTTCGAAGGTGCTTCGGATATCCGCAGCGAAGTGAAGGCCAAGCTCGCGGAGATGGCCGATCCAGAGGCGTTCAAGGCACCGCCCGTCACACCGCCGAAGAAGGTCGAGGAGAACCTCGAAGATGCGGATCTGGTGGAGGGTGAAGAAGTTGCCTCCAACGCCGAGGAGCTTGCCGCTGCGGCCGAGCGCCGCCGTTTACGTGACCAAGAAATTTTGACCCGCGACTTGGAGTCCGCGGCGGCGACCTTGGCCCGCCCGCAAGAGGATGCCAAGGGCTTCGTCGACAATCTCAAGGAAGGCGACCAAGTCAGTGTGCTGACCGAGGACGGCGAAGGTAATGCCTTCGCGATCCCGATGACGTTCGTGCGGCTGAATCAAAACGGCCAAGCCCAACTCCGCAGTGAGCCGGATGAGGATAACAAAGTCGCCACCCGGCTTTACGATGCAGATGAGTTCAACCGGATCACGACACGTCCGGCCGAGCAAGTGGCTCCCGCCGCCGCGACTACCGGAACTGGCATTAAGGTGTCGCCGCTAACCGCGCCGATCCGTCCTGCTGCCGAAGGTGAGCAGTTGAGTGAGGCCGAGCGGGCGCAGAATCTTCTCTACTTCAAAGATGTCGAGGGTTCGAAGATCGATGACAATCTTTGGATCAACTCGGCGCGTGAACTCGGCGTGCCGATCACGCCGGAGACGACGGGTGCAATCGCCGAGCAGGAGATCCGCAACCGCTTCGGTGTCGAGCGCACTACGACCAAGCAGGATGATCCGGCGAGCCAAGTGCTCATGGACGCTCTCGGGCCGAACCCGACCAGACAGAAGCTCGAATCGATGACGGGCACGCGCTGGACGGGCAAGGGGAGCAAGTTCACCTGGATGTTGCCGGATAAGCTCGGCGGCAAAGGCATCCCAGTCACGACACGACTTTTCAATCGTAAGGCTCCGGCCGAGGCGTTGCCGATACCGCAGCGTTCGACGACCCGTGGATTCAAGCCCGAGGAGCAGGGCGGCACGGCTCCGGCTGCACCGGACATCCAGACCACAGGACCGGACCTCATTGCCAAGAGCAGCGCGGAATTTGTCGGTGTCCGCAAGGGCGAGAAAAACGAACTTGTCTCTGCCCGTCCGACCCGCGGGCAGGACAACGCGACTTATCTCCAAGAGGTCGATACCGCTGCCGACACGACGATCCGGCAGATGAACTATCTTGGACAGCCCGTGCTGGTCACACCGGAGACGGCGCAATCGCTGGCCGAGGCCAACCAATTCTGGACTGAACACGAGCAGCGGCAGAAAGCAGGCACGGCTAAAGTGGATCGCCAGCCCGTGCGCTTCTATACGCAAGAGCGTTCGGATAAAGACGGCAACCGCAACACTTTCATCACGGGCGTCACCTATGAAGGGCGCACGTATCGTGTCGGCAAGACTCCGCAGGAATTTTCCGTAGATCGTGCGCTAACCCAGCGCGGAGCCAAGAGCCGACGCCGAGGCTTGGGGATCTACGATCCGATCCGTATCGCTTCGCCGTCCCGCATCGCACGAAGCGAGGCGGGTATGGCATCGGCCAAGACAGAAGCAGGGGATGGTCCGCTGACAGAAGCCCTTCGCGGTGTGCAGGGTCGTGCCGCGATCGCAGAACTCAATGATGCCGAGAATGCGGTCTATGGCTTCTTCGATGATAAGATCACCAGTCCGATCCTGAATATCCAAGATCCGGCCGTGACGACCGAAGTGCGTGACACGGCGCTGGAAACAGCCAGGGGCAAGGTCGCGGCGGCATTCCTCAAAGCGAAGAAGGCCAACCCGAGCGAGAAGACCAAGGTGCTGCCCGGCCGTCAGCGCACGATCGGCGAAAAGGTCTCCGACAAACTCATCGCCTACCAAGAAGCCAAGCGAGGTCTCGCGATTCAGGCTTTGCGCGACAAGTTCCGCGGGCTGAGTGAGAAGGCGACCGCAGCCAAAGCCGCAGCCCGCGGAACAGGCGCGGGTAAGGCGCTCAAGATGTCGCCGCAGGGGGCGATGAACCTCATCACCCGTGCCCGTCGAGGGCAGAAGGCCGGCATCCCCGAGGCCAAGCGTGCAACCCGCGATGAGGCGCTCACTGCGTTGCAGGAACTCGTGGACTTCGGTGCGCTCGATCAAGAGAAGAAGGACGCGCAGATCAGGCGCATCCTCGATAAGGCCGAGAAGTTCTCCGAGGTCGATCGCGACTTCATGGCCGAGCAGATCATCTCGGAGTTGGCCGAAGCGGATAAAGCTCTTGCCACTCAGCAGGGGCGCAAGTATTCGCGCTCGACGGCCGAGGTTGCCCAAGATCGCCGCCTCGTCCTTTCCACTTTCAATCTCCTCAACGACTCCAGCATCCGCTCGCTCAATCCCTACAACATCGGCAATAGTGCCTTGAGCGCGGCCAAGCGCACGGCGACCCGCAAGGGTATGACCCGCGACGAGGTCAGCCTCGATGACGAGAACCAAGGGGCAGGCGATGAGGTGGCGCTAAAGGCCAGCCAGCCGGACGACAAGGGCCGGATCGATCAAGCCAAGCTGGCCGAGAGGGGCAAGCGGGTGGGCGTTGAGGACGCCGAGGGCGGGGAAATCGCACCGTTTACCAACAACATAGAGGAGGCTCTCAACCTGATGGACGAGTTGCCCGACTCTGACCGAGACCTTTTCCTGCGTTATGCCGGTATGGAGATTGAACGCCAAGCGGGCGAACGCAGTCAAACTAACCAACCACTCTCAGAAGTCGACCGACTCTGGGCCGGAAGGATAAAATCATACCTCGATGGAAAAATTAACAGATCCCAGCTTGAATACTTCAGAAACGAAGAGCGTCGACTCGTCGAACGCACCACTCCCAGAGCGACCCCCGCTGAACTTACGAACCTTCGCCGCGGCGTATCAAATGAGGCGGCACTTTCCGGAGTTGCTGAATCGCGTGCCGCCCGAACTCCGGACACGGCTCCAACAGGGCGAGCCGAGCGTGTTGTCGGATCTCCTGCGGACCCAGCCGGAACTGTTCAGGAATCAACTGCTGGGCAGACTGGAGGACGAGGCGTTCAGCCAACTCCTCGCCGGACAAGAGCCGTCGCCGCAGCAGCCCAGCGAGACTTCGCCGGAGCCATCCTTGGCCTAGACGAGGCCGAGACCGCGGCTCTGCCGCAAGGGACAGTTGACCGCGTCTACCAGTCCTACCTTGCTACCTTTGATGGCGTCCTCGCGGAGCAGAGTAATAATCCCCTAACTGCATCCGCCGCACCCGCCGCCGACACGGTGACGGCCGACGGCAAGAAGATGTTCGAGCGGTTCGCCGCCGCACGCCTCAATCCCAACCAGCAGCGTGCGGCCATCATCCGCAGCAACATGGCGCAAGCCTACCGCGCCGGACTCTTCGACGAAGATCCGGTCGTGTCGGCCATCAACAAGATCGCCACCGACAAGACGCAGCCGATGAACCTCCGGCTCATGGCCAAGGAGTTCGTCAAGAATGCCAAGCGCGGCGTGCGCTTCGACCGCGTCGTCCTCGACATCGGACGCTTCACCAAGCCGGGCAACAAGCAGACCACTTGGGCCGGACTCTTCAGCCTGACGCCCGAGGGCGCTCCGGTCGTCTCGATCAACCTGGACAACCTCCACGACAAGAACAGCGTCCCGCTCACTTTCCTCCACGAACTCCAGCACGTCGTCATCCGCGACAAGGTGCGCCGCGCTATCCCGCTGACCCGCGCCGAGGAACAAGCCTTGGCCCGTCTGGAAGATCTCCGCAGCCAAGCGGTCATTGCCGCCGCCCGTCAGCAGGGCATTGAGGTCGGAGCCACACCGAACGTCAACGCGCTGGCCGAACGACTCTACGCCCTGACCGATCCGAATAGCACGCAGAGCGGAGCCGCCGTCGACAACCGCCGCCTCGCCGGACTGGTCAACTTGGAAGAGTTCGTCATCGAGATGATCGGCAACCCCGACATGGTGCGGTTGCTCTCTGAACTTGGGTTCGGTGAAGCCCGCACCGACGGCAAACGCTTCAGCCTGACCGGCGCTCTCCGCAATGCTTGGAACGCGGTCGTCGAACTTATCACCGGAGCTAAAGTTGACCCAACCAGTCCCTTGGCGATGGCGTTCAAGGATAGTTGGACGGTCAACTTCGGCACGGCTCGCAATCCTAACATCACCGAGATCAAAGCGAGCAAACGCCTGGCCGACCGCCAGCAGGCCCAGACAAGGCAGCAGTATGTCGAAGGCGAGATCGAAGCCCGCGATATGGCCGGAACGACCCGCGATCGCAACCGCATCATGCAGGAGATCACGGGTCCGGCCGACACGCAGACCGAAGCCATGCGTTCCTCGATGCTCGATGCCGCCCGCAACATGACCGAGGATCAGTGGGTCGCCGCAGCCCGCGCTCAAGGATTCGACTTCGTCGATCCCGGTGCCGTCTACCGCCAAGCCAGAGCAGAAGCGGTGCAAGCTGCACCGGAACAAGCTACAGGCGACACGGTTCAGGTTGCAGAGAGCCGTGCCGTAGCTCAACCAAGTGGCCAAGATCCTGAGAAGAGCATACAGGAGCAACTCGCAGAGAAGAGGCAACAACTCGCAGAGCTTCGAGCAGTCAATCGCGAAGAAACTGGACGTAGACTTCTTCAATTAGCTGAAGCTCGTGGAGAAAACTTTTTTCAACTTCCGAAAAACCTTTCAAACAGCGAAGACCTATTGACTGTTTTAGAGTCGACGGGCGCTCGGTTTTCAATGGTCAACATGAGACCTCCGGAGCAGGTGGAGGCTGGAGAATCACGTGAGATCATCCTTGGCTCACGCAACTCTGTTGTCCTCGGCCGTCGTGCCCTCTACGAAAAAGAAAACGGAGAGGTCTCATCCGGAGACGTTGTTCGTAAGACGAACAGCGCAGTATTCATCCAAGACGGCAAAGATGTTGTGAGAATCCCCGCGGAAAGAGTTGTCGGGATCGACGGGACGATAATGATTAAAGAGGAACCCGATCCATTTGGTTCTGTCTGGCCCGGTAAAGTATGGGCTGTTGATGCTTCAGACGGAGATACCAATGCTATTGTCGATTCCACGCGCATCTATCAAGGGTTGTATCAATGGGCTGCAAATACAGGGCAAAAGATTGTCCCAGACAGCGCAGGGACTTCGCCGACTGGAAGCTACCGTCGCAACGCACAGCAGATCTCTAGTGCTCTTCGCCTACAATCGGCTGAACACTTCATACCGACAGAAGCTCAGTTGGACTTAATGTTCCCTGAGATAAGCACTGATTCAGAAAAAGTAACCAAATGGTTAGGCTCTACTTTAGAAGAGAAGGTCGGGGCTTTGGCACTGGCCGAAGTCGGCTTCGTTGAACAGCTTCTCCCTGATCTTGTCTCACTTAGTTATGACCCAAACACTGATAGCTTCTTGGGAGAAGGCACACCCATTAGTAGAGACGAAGCAGGAAAACGACTTGATAACCTCCTTGCGGACCCGGAAGAGCAAGACCCAACTGATCCTATCCGAATCGGAGAGGCAACTCTTGTCAGGTATCTTGCAGCGAGATCCGCGCTTCAAGGGAGCTTCAGAGCAGACGCTCCGGTCTTGCGCTCTGAATCTACTTCTTTAGACAAGATCGCCTACAGCCGTGCCGTCGGTCGCCCGTTCGCATCCGACACGGCGACGACTTACAACGGCAAGACCTACACGCGCCCTGGGCTGATCTTCGGCGAGAACGCCAACCTCGATCCCCAGGCTACGGAACTGGTCTCCATCCTCAAGAGGGTGAAGCGTGCGGCCGAGCAGTATGCCAATCTCAAGGGGCGGGAACTCAATCGCCTCATCAAGAAGTATTACAAGGACGAGCCGGTTCCGACCGACCTTATCAACGATGCGCTGGGTAACCTCGACAACCCGCTGACCGATCAGCAGTTCGACGAGATCAAGCGGCTTGAATTGACCGACCCCGAAGCGGCGGTAGCCAAGCGAATCGCTTACCTCGGGGAGAACCGCGCACGTTTCCGCACCGAGCGTCAGGCTCCGGCCTTGCTTGCCCTGCCGGAAGAACTGGCCGAGTTCCTGCGTGAGATCGGCGGAAGCCGCGAAACTCCGGGCGACCTTTATCGTCTGCAAGAGGAAGCCCTCAAGCTCGGTATTCCGAAAGGTGACATGGCGACGGCTTTCACTGAGAACCTCGGCATCTACCTGACCCGTAGTTACAACGCCTTCATCGATCAAGAAGGATGGGAGCGCACGCTCCGCGCCGAAGACGCCGCGCTCGGCGAGCAGTCGCGCATGGGGCAGTTCCGTAATCAAATCCGTTCCACGTTGATCGGCCAGCGGGCCGACGATCTGCTGACCAAGGCCCAAGAAGAGGGCCGCACGCTCTCCCGCGCCGAAGCCGAACGCCGCGCCAAGGAAGGCACGACGACCGAAGAGGTCGATCAAATGCTGGAGAGCTACATCGCCTACACCAAGGAAGAGGCTTCCTCGGAATCCTTCTCCGGTCTGCGTCTGCCCGGTCGCCAGAACATCAAGAGCTTGGAGCAGCGCAAGCGGCTCTCCGACGCCCTGCGCGAGTTCTACGGCCAAGTGGAGAACCCGGCGGTCAACTTTGTCACCAGCTACGCGAAACTTTCCTCGCTCGTCGCCAACCATAAGTTCCAGACCGAACTGAAAAACCTCGGACTGAAAGAAGGCTGGCTCTGGGATCAGGAGAAGAACGTCGGACAGCGTCCTCCTTCCGGATACGAGCGCATCGCCGCCGACAACGACAAGTCCCTCAAGGTCTTGGCCGGACTCTACGCCCGCTCGGATCTTGTCCGTGGCTTGCGCGAGACGTTCCCGCCGAACTCGATGGAAGCGGCCCAGTGGTGGCTGCATCCGTTTATGAAGCTCACCGGACTTTCGATGGGCCTAAAGACTGTCGGCTCGATGGTATCCCAGATCCGCAACTACTGGAGTAGCTACGCTCCGATCATTGCCGGCGGCAACATGACGATCGCCGACTGGTTCCGCCCTGAGTGGCGCAAGAATTGGAAGGAGGCGCATGAGGTCTCGATCGCCAACGTGTTCCGTAAATACGGCGGCGACCGCCAGAAGATGACCAATCGGATCAAACGCCTCTACGAACTTGGCGTGATGGGTGAGTCGCTAACGGTCGGTCTCCTCAACGACCTAACCCGCCTCGGGAAAGATGCCTCGATCAGCGACGAGCAGTTCTTCAACAACTTCGAGAAGATCCTCAAGAAGCCGGGTCGCCGGGTCTGGAATGCGACCAAGCAAGTCTGGGAGAAAGCCGAGCAAGTCTACGGCATGACCGACGACATTTTCAAAGTGCTCACCTACCTCTCGGAGTTCGACAAATACCAGAAGGTCTATCCGAATATGTCGGAGTCCGAGCTTGAGAAGAAAGCATCCGACATCGCCCGTGACATCCACTGGACGTATTCCAAGGCTCCTGCGGCGGTCAATGAACTCAAGAAGTTCCCCTTCATCGCGCCGTTCGTTACGTTCACGACCGAGACGATCCGGATCACGGCCAACCTCGGCAAGCTGGCCATCAACGAGCGCAAAGAAGGCCAGCGCCTTCGCGAGCAGGGATTGCGTGAGAACAATGCGGAACTGGTGCGCCAAGGCGACGAGCTTCTCAAGATCAGCAACAAACGTATGCGTGGTATGGCGGCAGTCGCCTTCGGTCCGTGGGCCGTCGGTTCTTTAGCTATGACCGCAGCCGGATTCTCCGGAGACGATGAAGAAGACCTCCGCCAGTTCCTCCCCGATTGGCAGAAGAACAGCCAGATTCTAATCCTCGGCCGCAACGGCTCCGACATTAACTATGTCGATGTCTCCTACCTCGATCCCTTTGAGGTCTGGAAGAAGCCGATGACTGCCTTCATGCGCGGGCTCGGGCGTTCTGAGAACGTCGAAGAGTTCTTCACCGAAGCGGTGGTCGGAGCAGCCCTCGAAGCCGCCCGCCCGTTCACCAGTGAGCAGATTCTTTCCGGCGCAGTTATGGATGTGATGCGGAACCGTGATGCCAACGGCCGTCAGGTCTACAACCCGCAGGATACGGGCACGGCGATCGCCACAGCGGTCGGTGCTAAACTCGGTTCGGCATTCACCCCAGGGACGATGGACACCGTCGATCGCATCTATAAGGCCAGCGCCGGACAGATGAGCGAGACGGGTCGCGCCTACCAACCATTCAATGAATGGGGCTCGCTGGTCTTCGGTCAGCGTGTCAGCGCGGTCGATGCCGAACAAGCCCTTGGCTTCAAGGCTTCGCAGTTCCTCCGCGCCCGTCGGGATGCCCGCAGCATCTTCAACCGCGACTACCTCTCCCGTGGTTCACGTTCGGAGTCCGATGTAGTAAGTGCATACCAGCGCAGCAACGCGGGTCTCCGCGATGTGACCGAGCGACTCCGCCGTGAGTATATCGCCGCGCTTAATCTCGGCGTCTCACCCGCCAAAGCCCGCAGCGTTCTTCGCGCCTCCGGACTGGACCGCGACTCGGCCCGCATGATCTCGACGGGCATCTACCGCCGTCTCACCCCGAGCGAGGAGCAGGACCGCATGGCCGCACCGGATCGCAAGCGTGCCGCCCGCCAAGCAATTGCCGAGACCCCGCAGCGCGAAGTCCTGTTCCCGTAAAAAGTGATAGTATGATAGTCAAAGACACCCACGTCATGCCGCCCGGAGGTTGGCGCTACATCCAGCCGGAGACGGGCTTCGAGTTCTCGGCCTCAACCCTGCGTGTGGTCATCCAAAAGGTGACCGAGCATCGCAAGGCCAACGGCCTACCCGTCGGCGATCCCTCGGCCGACATCCAAGACTTTGTCTGTGCCCAGCTTCCGGCCGGCAGTGACTCCTGCACCCACGTCCTCGATGGGGACTACGCCCTCAAGAAACACTTCACGATGGAAGACGTGAAGCGGTTCATCCAAGCGGCCATCTCCGCGCTCGGGAGCCGCGGTCTCGTCGAGCAGCCCGAAGCCGAACGCCGCGCCGCGATCTGTGCCGCCTGTCCCTTGAACACAACAGTCGGGGGATGCTGGCGGTGCAAGGGGTTAGCCGATTGGCTCTTCAAGCTGATCGGTGCGCGAAACACGGCACACGCTGGACGGCTCAATCAGTGCGGTGTGTGCGGCTGTTCTATTAAGGCGAAGATTTGGCTCCCGCTGGATGTAGCGCAAGGAGTCAGTGAAGGATACAAGTTCCCGTCCTGGTGCTGGCTCAATGGAAACGGTCCGGAATAATTATCTTGGACTCTTCCGCTGGTTCCTCCGGAAGCTCTTCCCCCTTCATCTTCGCAATCTCCCGCTGGAGAGCGCGATTGACCTGATTGGAAAGGGTGACCGAGGAATTGATCGCGTTAAGAAGAAGCGTCTGTTGGAAGAAGACTTGCTCCAGTAGCGCGTCTCCTTCGGACATTCCTTCCTTCTCAGCGGCCTCGTGTTTCTTGCCGAGGTAAGTGGCGACAGCTTTCAGGCTGTGGCTGTGGATGGGGGCATCGATGGGTTGTGTGTTTTCTTCAGTCATAAATCTTTCTCCAAAACAATCGCCCACGAGTAGTCGGGGAAATCTTCTTCAGCCAAAACCCTGGCGCGGATGTTGCCGGCCTTGAGCACGCGCTTCTTGAATGTCTTGAGGGAATAGTCCGCCTCTTTGTGCGCTTCGTTGATCGGCTGTCCCGTCGCCGCGCAGTGGGCCAAGAAGCGTTGCTGGTCGGGGGCTAGGATGAGAAGCCGACCGCCCGGCTTGAGCACGCGGAGCCACTCTTTAGCCATCGGGATCTGGTCCGCATAGCTGAAGTCCTCGATCAGGTGCGAGTTGTAGAGCCAGTCGAGCGTTCCGTTCTTGAGCGGGATACTACGGGCATCACCGCCGAGATGTTGCACCGAAGTCCCGACCGAGGTGTAGGGCTGGGGCATGTCGAAGGTGATGCAGTTCGGGGTGAGGGCATCGCCGCCGAAGCCGACATCCATCCCGTAGCCTTGGGTGTAAGGCAAAAACCAAGCACGATGTTTGCTGGTTTCGCTAACGTATGAGGCGGTCGGCGTCATTGCACCCAATCCTCCGGTATCTCCACATCCCACTCCCGCCCGTCCATCGGATTGCCGTAGACGCGGATATCCTCGGAGAAGAAGTGCTTAACTATGCCAGTATGGTGGAGGCGCACTACCCAGACGGAGTTTACCCCAGTGCCGGCCGAAACAATTCCATAGTCCACAAACAGAAAGGCATCACCTTGGCCGAGCGGAGTGTGGACTGAAATCGGTGCTTTGAACTCGTGGATCATCTAATCCCAATACTTCTGTGATCCGGTCAGCTTTCCACCCATCATGCGTTCGAGCACAGCCTCGGCATCCCACGCATAGACCCCTCCCGCGTAGCATGTCTGCACCCCAAAGAGATCGCTGAACCTCTCACGGTCCAAGCCTGCCCCGTTGATCGCTTCATCCAACTCGGTCCACGGAACATGGTCCATCGGTTCACGCTTCACGTTGCAGCCGATCTGATGGAGGCGGGGGTATTCGGTTGCGGTCATGCTGCTGCTTTCGTTTCGCGGTATTCCCAGAGCCCGACATGCTCGGGGTGCATAAGGTCGAACAGTCTCGCTAAATAAGGGCTATGGTTATTATTGATTTTCCAGCCACCGTTATCGCTCTCTATGAGAGCACTATGATGGCGTAGGAAATGAACAATCGTTCTGGCGCTGTAATGCTCGAAGCCTTCTTGGATGACCTTGAATGCCTCGGATTCAAAGGCTTCGTATACATGCAGATTGTCCGGTAAATACCGTAGGAAATCTTTCGTGAACATGTGCTCGTGTTGCAGCATGACACTGACTGGATCTTGTGAGGTTACTGTCACCATAAATCTTTACAGGCCCAGTATCCCGCGGTGGATTTGTCCTTCTTGGCCGCGCAGTTGTGGCGGCTGCGGAAGTTGGCGCGGCGCTTCGGGTTCTTGTGCTTGGTGAAGTCCGACATCGAGGAGTCCCCGAAGTGGACGACCTTCGCGGTGCCAGCTTTCTTGCCCGGCACGAAGACTGACTTCTTCTTCGCGGCTGGAGTGATGCCAGCCATTTTGCGCGGTTTATACAGCGTGACCTTCTTGCCTTTGTAGGTAGCCATGATTATCTCCGCTTCTTGGCCGAGAACCCGCCGCGCTTATTCTTCATCTTCGCGTAGGTCTTAGGCTCGATGGTGGACTTGGACTTCGGACGGGACGTGCCCGCTTTCCGACGTTTGTTGATGTTTTCGTATAGGCTCATAAAATTCCGATCCAGTAGCTCGTCATCAGGAGCATCGCGAAGAACGCGACCAGCAAAGCCAGCGCATACTCCTCGGGTCCGATGGGGTCCGGATCTAACATCCGACTAGTTTCCTGACCTCCTTGTCGTAGCGATCGAGGATCGCCCCGCACATACCGGACGCCTCGTCGTGACTCCCGAGGGAATGCAACCCGCAGAGGATGCGGACCTCATCGTGGATGTCGCAGTAACGATCATAGAGTTCGATGTATCGGTGTTTCCAAGCAACGTCGCCGTCACTTTCCTCCTGAGTCAGTTTTCTTCTTGTTCGCTTTTTTGGTGGCATAAACTTTGTGCAAGGGCAGATTCCCAAAGACGGCGGACAGGGCTTCCTCGATGTTGGACATGACCGCCTTGGCCGCTTCCTTCTCAGCTTCTTCCAAGTCGCCTTCGGTGATCTCGGCGTGACGCTCGGCCATGTCCGTGCAACCCGCCTCATAGGCGGCGTTCCAGGTCAGGTCGAAGAATCGGCGTAGCGACTCAGGCGTCAGGCACGGGTCGGTAGTCAGCCGAGGGTTCTGTTGGAGGAAGATCCCCCAAAGTTTCTCTTTGTTCATACGAGGACTCCCCCGTTCTGTTTGGCCACCCAACGGCACACGTCCGAGGTCAGCCGCCCGATCTCGGCGACCGCTTCCTCGTCGATGTCGAAGAGGCGGGCATGGATAAGCTCGTGGCAGACAAGCTCGATGCCCCGATGGCCGATGGCGTCGGGGTGGAGGTAGATCGTCCGGTCGGTCTGGACGCACAGCCCGTCGTAGGCTTCGCGCCCCGGAGGGCGCTGGAGCCTGATCTTCCACGGCTTCCCGTCGATTTTGACCCGTTTGGTGCGGACTCGGCGCATCCACCACAGTTGCACAGTTATTATTAAGGGACAACTCACTTGAGGGTCTTTCCGAGCGAGGGGTTGCGGATGACCACGCTTCTGGCATGGGATCGGGCGATCCGCTCCAGTTCCTCGACCGCCGCCTCGAGCGACTGGGGCTCGGGCATGGTCGCCAAGGTATACCGCACCTTGCCGTTGACCTCGGCCGGCACGTAGGCCGCGACCCGACTGAACGGGTGGTGCCGGGTATACTTGGCCCATTCGAGGATGTATCTCTTGACCCCCGCACGATTGACCATGTTCTTGGCCTCCTTGGTGTCGAGGTAGTGTTTGACCGCCGAGGGCACGACAAGGTAGCGGACGGTTGTCTGGAAGGGTGGCCGCTCGTAGGCCGGACACTCGGTTCGGGCAAGCCTCTGGATCTCAGTCATGGGTCAGAGGGAGTAAGGGTTGCCTTCGGCCAAAGGCAGCGTCTTCGGACGCACCCCCTCGGGCTGTTCCCAGACCAGACTCTTGGGCTTTGGGGTTACCCCGTCGAAGACCACCCGCAAGGGTAGGAGATGATGGGCCGGAGGATCAGCCAACGGCAGGAAGGTCGCCGCGACGATGACCGGAAGGGCCGCGCAGATCCGCGCCATCACGGCTCGGCAGTGCGACCACAGGGTCGGTTGCGGCTGGCTCGGGACGGACAATGCCGCCCAGAGGTAGGGATACGCCTCGGCTGGGAGGCAGGTATTGTTGGGGTCGAATTCTCGGTAGTTCATTTGGTTGGTTTCCTTTCTTGGTAGAACCACACGGGACCGCGCCCGACCCCCATCAATGTCGATGAGGACACGGGACACGGTGCGTGGTTCAGGGTTCATTTGGTTAATTAGACAATGTGGAGTTATTACTCGTTCAAACGGATGTTTGGGCTTACATCACGATGAGGTGATCCTTGGCCCACTCTTTGTTGAGACCGCCGCGCTCGATCAACGCTTTCTTCAAAGCGGCTGGGGTCAAACGCTTGGCGGTTTTCTTCTTGGCTGCTTTCTTCACGGGTTTCTTTTTCATTGGTCTTGGGTTCTTTCTACTTGGTTCATGGTTCATGGTGCAATGACGGTGTGCGTCATACAGCCAGCCGTTCGAGTTCACGGGCGAACTCTTGGGCCAGCATGGTTTCAAAGCCCTCCTGATCGACAAGCACGATGAGCTTGCGGGCCTTGGGGTTTCTCTTGAGGACGATCAGCGCCGACTTGCGGGCGTGGGCGGGTAAGCCCTCGACCTCGGAGGCGCGGACCTCCTTGCAGAACTGCGGGGTGGGGCGGCGCTTGATGAAGCGCGGCGTCCCACCCGTAGTCCAGTCGGAGGCTTTGACTGCGCCTCCGCGTTTGTAGATTTCCAACGTGTTCTTGTGTGTTCCTTTCATGGTGGTTTCCTTTCTTATCTGGTTGTGGAGTTATTACTCAAGCGGCAAGTGAGGTCGTGGAAGGCGACGGCGGCGCACTGGGGCACAACGCCGTTTCCTGCCAGACGTAACTCGTCCCAGCGCGAATCGCAGGACACGCACAACTCGGCATAAGCCAGCCGATTGGCAGTCCCATCAAGGCTTCGCAAAACCTCGGATTCAGCTTGGCCTTCACCAGATAGCCACCCTCGGCCTGACTCACATCCTGCCCGAGTGACTTCTGCTTTCTGCCGACCGCCATCCCAGCTTTGCCGTCCCCCGCGTTCGGTGTCGCCCAGCAAGACTCGGGGTGGTTCCCAGTCATGCTGCTCTTCGCCCGGACGGGCGGGCCAAGGATGCCCCCCTCCCGATAGGCTTGGACTGCCACATCCAAGGTGTCCATCGAGAGCTTCCCGTTCCGTATGCGGCCCCCTTGGTAGCCACCCTTCGAGTCCCGCGCCGAGGCGGTGGGCCAGGATAAAGACCCTGCGTCGTTGGTGAGGCGCTCCCGCATCGACTGACGCCGAGTATAGTCCCGCCTCTGCTCGGTAACCCACGCGCTCCAATTCTCGGAGGACATGGAGCAGAACCGGAGTGCCGGCAGGGTCGCTCCACCCGTCTCCCTTGAGCTTGGCCGAGACGATGCCTTCGACGTTCTCCAAGAAAACAGCGGTAGGTCGTGCTCGGCGGATGCCGTCGAGGATGAAGGGGAAGAGGTGTCTCGGGTCTTCATCTCCGGCGCGGACTCCGGCAGCACTGAATGGCTGACATGGAAAACCGCCCGAGATGATCGAGACTCCGGCGAACTCTTCCCAAGGGAAAGTGCGGAGATCAGGCCAGATCGGAGCCGCATCAAGTTGCCCGCCCTCCATGCGCGAGAGAAGTAACTCGCACGCGAAGGCTTCGATTTCACTGTAAGCGACTGTCCGCAGACGTTCGCCAACGACTCTACGGATTCCGAGGTCAAGACCTCCATATCCGGTGCATAGACTGATGTGTGTGATGGTAGGATCCACATGGTTCATTTGGTGTATGGAGTTATTACTCTACTCCGACATAGACTTGTCGGGTGTAGAACGTGTTGTTGCTATGGAGTTCGCGGTCGCCGATCTTGCCCAAGGCTTCGATGTCCGCCGCCAAGGCATCCGCCGTGGCCGCGTCTTTCTTGTCCTCGATGCAGCGATCCCACCGCCCGGCCACCGGATCGTAGTCGGGGTTGTCGTGCTTGTGCGTCAGGATGTGGACGCAGTATGCCTCCTCCTTGCAGCCCCAAGCCTCGGGGTCGAGCGGGTGAATGGTGACGAAGCGGATGCTGATCGGGTGACGCTGCACCGCTTCAAGGATCTTGGTTCGTAGGTTCATGTTACTTGGTTCCTTTCTATTTGGATGAAGACAGACTGTCTTCGAGTTCACCGACTTTGATTTCCAACTTGTCGTAAAGTGACGACAGTTGCTTGGCAGTTTCCGAATCTCCTCCGGCGTAGGCGTCAGCCAGATAAATGGCTTCGGATGCCAACGTCATTGCTTCATGGAGGTGCTTCATGGCGGTTGCTGCATGGTTCATGTTACTTGGTTCCTTTCTGGTTATTGTTCGATTTCTGAAACGTCCCGCTCTTCGATGCTGCACGGGAACTCGGTGATGTTGCCGTTGAGGAACAACTCTTCCGCTTCCTCGGCGGAGTCGGCTTCAACGTGGTAGTGGGCTACTTCTCGGATTAGGTATTTCATATGGTGTTTCCTTTCTGGTTGGTTGTTATTTGAGTGCCTCGGCGAGTTCGTTCTCGTTGCCCATGAGCGCAGCGAGTTTCTCCACCGCGTCTGTGAGGCTGATGATCTGCTCATCAGTAGCCTCTTGCTCGTCAGCGACCTCGGCCTTACTGCCGTCGAGAACGCCGGAGCATCCCTCTCCATCAGACCAGATGTAGACCCCCGCACCATGCAGGGCGTCTATGGTCTCGCCGTCTGTGCTCTCCAAGAGGTTGGAGACTGGCGTGTAGACCGCCGCAGCGGCGATGCGCTTGGCTTGTTCTTCGGATTCCGCTGCGACATCGAGGGCGATGACTGCGGGGATATGGACTCTGTATTCTTTCTTCATGTGTATGTTTCCTTTCTGTTATGGTTTTATTACTTGGACGCACGCCTCACCTCTTCACATCGAAGTAGGTCGTGGATGTCCGATAGAACGGAGGACACTGCATCCTTAACTCTCTTCGGCGGTCTGACATCATCCCCGAAATCGAAGCTCGGGCCTTTGGCATATCGGTAATACGGCTCGGGTATGTCGTCTTCGCCGACCTCTTTGTAGACCCTGACGAGGTATTGCTCCCAACTCGGGAGTGTGACGTAGATGTCCACATCCACATACTCCTCGATGTTGTCGATGAGTTTATACTCAAGCAGGAGTCCGTCTTCAGTTTCCTTGGTTGTCGTTTCGTATTTGCTACTCACGGTGTTTAGTTCCTTTCTTATTATGGGTTTATGATTTGGTCGCACGGGCGATAGCCTCGTCGACGATGTTGGCCGTGCCTCCGATCTCATCCTTCACATCTTCCAGCCGCCCATCAGCAGCGGCATCGAGACAAGTCAGGGCCAAGCGCAGTGCGTCGAGCATCGCCGGTGCAGCAGCAACCAAGTTGACTGTCGCTTGCCATCCCTTGTCGGAGAGGCAGGCAGCCTTGTGGTCGGTGTCGGAGACTTCGTCGGGACGAACCCGATGCAGCGTGGCAATATCCAATCCATCCTCATTGCAGAGGAAGGAGCAGTTGTTGTCGCTCGCTTCAACATGGGCGAAGGCTCGGTCTTCGCGATTGCCGTGAAGAACGCAGTCGTCGGAAGGGCAGGGGTATTTCCACTTGCCGCCATCTTCGCGTCCGCATTCAGGACAGGGTTGGTTGAGTGTAGTCATTAGTATTGGTTCCTTTCTTGTTGTGGGTTTATTACTGCTTCGCCAACTTGATCGCCTCGGTGAGGACATGGACTCGGGCGTCGAGCATATCCTGTGACGGGAAACAATCCTCATTGGTGGCATCCTGCTTGCACCACGCGAGGGCTTCACGCAGCACGTTGCAGAGTTTCTTGTGACGCTTCTCGACTTCGTAGATGCCTGGAACGACATCCTCGTCGATGAGGTCGAGGCCGTTCTCTACTTGGATCGCGTCCGCCGGATTGCTGCAATAGAACGATGCAGCCTCGGCGGCGAGCTTAAGTTGGTTAATCATTTCGGATGTTGGTTTCATTGGGTTCCTTTCGTTGGTTGTTTAATCCTGACACTCCGCCGGCAACTCCAGGTCGCCGCACTCACGCTCCGAGTCGCAATCGCGACAGGTCAGCGAGAACTCATTGGTGTGTTGCTTCTCGCAGCACACGCACTCGTAACTCGGTTCAGGGTTCATAGGTCGAACGTGTGATGCTCCATGTCCGACTCGCACAGGAGCTTGAAGACCGCCGCATCGTTGCCGTGAGGCCCGTAGGGGTCAGGGTCGTCCAAGCGCAGATGCTCGGTGTGGGTGTATGCCTTGCCGTTGGGGGCAAGGATGTGAACCTCGGCGTTCGAACCATCGGTGCAGACGTAGAGGGTGGATTCGGTGTCGATCTCAATCATGGTTTTGGTTTCCTTTCGTTGTTGGTTGTTTAATCCTCAATGCCGACTGCTTCTTTGTAAGCATCCTCAATGTCGGAGAGGCGTTCTTTGAACTCCTCCAGCATTTCCCTGCGGGAGTCGTAGCCGATGTCTTTATATGACTGTCCGTTGAGTAGATCGCATACGTCGAAGTAGCACTGCTGAATGTCGGCCAGTCGGTTTCCCTGTATTCCCATATTGATGTTCCTTTCTATTTGTCGTGTTGGTTGTTCGGGTCTTTGACCCACTCGATGTCGATGCCTAACTCGGTCAGCGCGTCGAGGTCGCGATGATCGATGGTGGTCTTTCCGGTCAGACGTTGGACATAAGGGCCAAGGTGTCCGGTCGGATAGATGCTCTGGCGTCCGTAGACGCTGCGCTCGAATAGTTGCAGTCTCATGGTTCCATTTCCTTTCGTTTGTTGTTGCAGACTTGCACCAGCATCTCTTGCGTGATGTGCATCCCGCATGGTGCTGTGTAGTCGATTGGTTGATCGGGGAATTCGGAACTCGTCACTCGTTCGCCGTCGAACAAGACGCGCACTTTCTCCCCCGCAATGTTGAGCGTGATCGGTTCCATCAGTTCCTCCCGCTCATCTGCTTCCACGTTGCCAAGTCGAACTCGGCAAACGTCATGGCAGGGAACATCTCGCGCACCTTGCGCTTGGCCCGTGCCTCGATGTTCAAGTATTTCGGCGACAGCTTGTCGGGTGTGGTTGCTGGAATGCCGCGCAGCTTGGCGACCTTGCGGAGCCAACGCAGAATGTGAACGTCGAGCACGACATACTCCTGATGCGGTCTGCTGTGCAGCAGAAACATCCGCGCCGTCTTATGGCCGATGCCGTGGATCGACAGTAGATCGTGCAGCGAACAGCCGCGCAGATCCAAGTCGAGCACGGCACTCGTTGCGGGGATCGTCCGTTCCTCGTAAGGGCCGAGGCCGATGTGGCGCATGATGTCGCCGATCCGGTTGCGGTGCTGGCGCAACTCGGCGAACGGACTCGGGTTGCCGAGGTAGGTCAACAGATCGTTGACCTTCGTCGCTGCGAGGTCTGATTTCTTCCCTGCCACGGCAATGCAGAAGAGCATGAACTCTTCGAGTTGCTCGTCGGTGCGGTGGTAGTTGGTGACTTCGGTGGGTATAATCATATTAGTTCCTTTCTTGTGTGGGGTTATTACAAAGCCTCATCGAATTCGATGGGTAGGGTGAGTTGCGGGTCGGCTTGCTCTTTCCGGGCAAGCTGGACGAGGTGCGCGTGACGCAAGACGAGTGAAGAGAGGCGCAATGCCGCCTCGATGTCGTAGTCGTGGGTCGCATTGAAGTGCGCCGCCGACTCAAGGATCAGTGATTTGTTCATGTGGTTTCCTTTCTGTTTGGTTAAGCGGCCTCGCACGAAACGCTTCGCGCAAAAGCCAAGACTTGTTCCGGCGTGTCCAAGACAAAGTGAACAGTCGGGGTGGAGTTGTCTGCCGGATCGCCGTCGATATGCCAGATCTCCGACCTCTCATTGCTGATGTGCCGGATGCTGACATGGATCCGGTCGCCGACTTCGGGGACGCTGGCATCCTCAAATGCGGTGAGCATGATCTCGGTGTTCCAGTTCTCGTCGGTGAACTCGGGGTATCGATGGGTGACGAGGGCATCGCAGCCCCCGCCAGTCCCGATCTTGCAGAACCCGCACTTGCGGAGTTCTTCGTGTAGTTCTTCGGTTGTCATGTTGGTTCCTTTCTATTTGGTTAGTTCGGTGACGACGTAATCGTTCTTCACTCGGGAGTCCTTGAGGATGTCGCGGATGTCGTCCTTGGTGAACGCAGTCGTGGCATACGCTTGCACTTGGTAGTCGTCACCCTCCGAAGGATGAATCCACGCAGACAAGCGGTGCTTGTATCCCTGCCGGATCATCTTGGCATCCAACGCCGCTTGCTCCTTGGCTTTCTTCGCTTCGATCTTGGCCCACTCGCGTTGGAACTTTGCGGCCCGCTTGGCGTAGCTCTTCTCCTTGCGCTCCAACTTGGCGATGCCTTTGCCGTCGATGAACTCGGCAAGCAACTCTTTGGCTCGCTTGTTGAAGTCCTCCTTGTCGATGGTCTTGTCGCGCAGGAACTCGGACTCGGCATTACAAGCGCCATTACGGAGCGCGACTTTCAACTGCAAGCCGTAGCCCGCATACATATTGGAACATGGGCTGATCTCGTAGTAAACGGACTGCCCTTTGCGTGTGTATTTCTTCATGTGTTTTCCTTTCGTTGTCCGGTGATCGGACTAATCATTGGTGATAGTGGTTTTCGGTGTGACGCCTTCGTTCTCCATCCACGCAAACAAGCGGGGTTCGAGGTCGGCGAGTTTGTCGGAGATGAACGAGTCGTTCTCGAGGACGAGCATATATTTGCCGTTGTCGGTCTCCTCGATGATGTAGTTGGCATACGGCTCCACCGGATCGTGGATGCCGTTGTAAACCCATGCGACCATTGGGCCATCAGGGTTCTTGAACTCGTCCTTCGGGAACGTGTGCAGTTGTTTCGGGTATGTTTTCATTTGACCTCCCATTTGATTTCTTCAGTTAGCTTCACGACTTCCGACCAATCGTTCGTCGCAAGCAGTGTCTTCATCTCGTTCTCACCAGCGTGAGGAGTGAGCAGCACTACGGCATAGCGAAACCCTTGGTCGCCGTTCTCGCGTAGTGACGGGTCTTTGTAATCGACGAAGACCATGAGCGTCTTCGGGTGAACAGCACCCGCGTCGATCTCTCGTGCGATACTCGGACACGCATCGTGGCTCCACGACGAGTCGTTGAATCCTTCCAACTCTGGAAGGGTGTCGTCGTAATCAGGGAACATTACTTTGTATTTTGGTTTCATATTCAGTTTCCTTTCTGTGGTAGGTTTGCTTCTTCGATCCCCAGCCAAGACCAACGCTCCAAGGTGCGCTTGTATCCGGTGGGCTTTTCTTTCGTGCTGCTCAAGCTGGCGATGATGCTGTCGGCATACTCGCACAGCGTGTCGGTGTCGGTGTCGATGGGTAGCCCTGTGCAGTAGGACGCATCGTCCAGTCCCTCCCAATCGCTGTTGGCGTTTTCGCGCCAGTCGATTGAGAAGCGCAAGAGCGGCGTATCGTCTGGATCTTCATCGTTGTAGTCGCCGCTCCATCCCTCGCCGATGTCCTCCCAAACGAAGCGGATGTTGTCTTTGATTACTTCGATGTCGGTGAATGGTGGATATGTTTTCATATTCAGTTTCCTTTCTTTAGTTGTTGAGTTTGGGATGCTGCTGCACCCACTTCAGTTCCTTGTGCGCCTTACTCATCTCAAGCATGACGCACAGTTTCCGCCACGCCTTGCGGGCATGGTCGTTGGCAATACCGAATTGCCTCTCGTCGAGAGCGTGCGAGGCACGCTCCATCTCCGCATCGGCACAATCGAAGTGCTCCACGATGCACGCTTCATGCTGCATGATGCGGTAATCCAGCCACGGGATCATCGTGCCGCCCGTCTCGATCGGCTTGAGTAGTGTCCTGCTCATAGGTCAGTTGTCCGGTGACCGGACTACACGATGCCGTCGAGAAGACGCTGGCTCTGCGGGATGAAGCTGCTCATACCCTGCAACTGTTCGAGTTCCTCTTCCGCCGTCAGATCGACCTCGCGCATCGTGGCGTAGGTCGCCAGATCGTCGTCGAGGTTGTGCTGCGTCAGACCAATGTCCTCGGAACGTGCGGCCAAGCCGTCATACTTTCCGCTCGGCACTGTGACTGTGCTGTATGCACCTTCGGACTTCTTCTCGAAGCGGAACTCCGAGAGCTTGGGCTGCGAACCTCGGGGGCCGGAAGCCCATGAGGTGTCGATGGGGGCAAGGCTGCGACCGAGGCTGGCCGAAGCGTATTGCGACTCGCGGCTGGTCGTGTCGCCGTGCAGCCAGCGACTCACCTTGGGATCGCCGCCGTTCTTCGGGAACTCCAACCATGACCAGTCGTCGATGGCGAAGGCTTCGAGCGACTTGCAACGCCACGCATCGCCGATCGCTTCGACAATCTCCGGCTTCGTGCCGAAGATCCAGCGACCTTTCTTGGTGATGCCAGCATACAACGACGCCATCGAATCGACGGCGACGATGAGCTTGCCGCTCGGGGCGAGGGCGAGGAACGCAGCGTAGCCCGTGATGTGCATCATGGCTTCCCGCTGTTTCTCCGGATCGCCAGCGTTGTCGGTCAACGCATAGAGCAAGTGCTGCGAATCGCACGTTGCCTTGTTGTGGTGCTTGGTCTGCTTGCCGTGCCAAGTGACCACGCCATTGTGGGCCAACGACCAGCCGTCATGCCGGAACGGGTGCGTGTTGCCAAGGTTCACGGCACACGTTGCAGTGCGTCCGTGGACGATGGTGGACTTCATCCGGTTGTAGTATCCGGTCTGCTCGAACCGCTTGCTGGCGGCGAAGGCGGAGAAGCCGTCTCCCGCGAGCTTGGACAACTGGGGCAACGCATCGAGCGTGCGGAAGTCATCGGGTTTCACATAGCGACCGCGCAGACCATTGGGTCCGGCTTGGGCGAAACCGAAGCCGTGACGCTCGGTTCTGCCGATTGCTTCTGCCGCTGCGACAAGGGCTTTGTCGGCGGAGTGTCGGGTCAAAGGCGAGGCTTTGCTCGCTGTCCATCCTGCTAATTTACACATGGTATTTGTTTCCTTTCGTTATGGTTGATGTTGTTTGTCCGGTGATCGGACTAGTTCACTGATCGTCCGTGCTGCAAACGGCAGTCACGGCTTGGCGCGGCATCCGGCGGTAGCCGGACAAGCGCGTGTCGGAAGCGTCGAACTGACGCACGAACTCGTCGCACTTGACCGCCCCGTAGCGGTCAACACTGCGCGAGGTGTTGTTGATGGTGCGGACTTTGGCCTTCATCGCTTTGATGATGTCCTTGAGCGTCTCCGGCTCATGGATCGCGGCCCACCGATAGAACGATGCCCACGCTTGCGGCGCGGTTTCGTTGGTGACGGACGCCTCGGGCGTCACGTTGTCCTCGCTCCACCGGGCGATGGCTTGCATGAGGGCGGCACGCATCCGCCACTCGCTCGGCTTGCGACTCGTCGGCCACAAGCGGACTTCGATCGTGCCGAGTCGCTCGAACTGGGCGGCACTGACCGCCGAATACTTGCGACCCAAGGCGTCATCCCAATTCTCGCAGCAAGCGTTGACCGCACACCAACGAGAGCGGCGGCGGGTCAACGGCGCAAGATACCGGAACCATGACAAGTGGTAACGCAACGAGTAGTAGACGGCTTGGCCGTAGTCCTCGGCACGTTTGCAGTTGATGTGGATGTGACCGCCGTTGCGCTCGATCGAACCGAGGTTGCTGACCAAGTTGCAAGCGACATCGGGCAACTTCTGCGTGATGCGGAAGCGGATCTCATGCTGACCGCCGCCATCGCGACCGACATCCCAGTAGGGTTTCTGGTAGCTGCGGATGCGGTTGGTGCTGACGCTGCGTCCGGTCGGCGTGGTCTTGTAACCATGCAAGCCAGTCGCTTCCAACTCACCACTGCACTCGTAGAGCGGAAGCCGATCCCAATACTCCGGAGTCAGAGGCTCGGGGAGCATCTGCTTGATCTTGGACTTCTCGATCGACTTGAGGAACTGACCGACTCCCTTGACGACCTCACGCTGATTTGCAGATCCGAACCAGTCGTTGCCGAAGTGACAGCGGATGCGCTCGATGAGATCCTGCAACGTGCCGCCATCCTTGCGGAAGGTGCGACGATACAGCTTGCGATGCCGGAGACATCCGACGATGACCGAAGCCACGCCGCGCAGATGCCGACGCTGACGCTCGGCCCGCTCGTCGCGGTAACGCCGATAGACTCGTTCATAAGCCCTCTTGAGCACCGCCTTGTCGTCGTAATTGAGGACGTAGTAGTTCGGTGCCGAGTCGAGCGTGACCGGACTGTCCTTGGACTTCGCCCAGTTGTTGCGGAGATACCAATAGGCATACCGACCATCCTCCGAGAGATGCATCGGCTTCGATGCGACCTCGGCCAGTTGTAGTGTGGAGTTATTACTCATAGGTCTAACTTTCCTTTCATGTGTTGTTTGGTTGTTGCTTGTCCGGTGATCGGACAACTCTGTCCGGTTTGAACAAGCCATCCGCCCCCTCGCATGGAAGGGGCGGTGCGGCTTGCACAGTTATTACTTGTCGGCGAACTGACCGACGAACTTGCGAGGGTTGATCCACTCGCCGTGCGGCATCTCGATGGCGTCATGCCATACCAACTCGAAGTCGTGGCCTCGGTCGTAAGTGTTGACCTTGGTCACGCCCCGATCACGGAACACCGAGAACGATGCGCGGCGTCCGACTCCATTGAGCCGTTCGCGTGTCGTCACAGTGTCCCATCCAGCCAACGTGATCTCGATGTCGCCGTTGTCTGCATGACGCGCAATCGCATTGCCATGCAGCCAGATCGTCGTGCCATCGGTTCGGGTATTGCCGCACTTGCGGGGACGCCGATTGAAGAAGGCGTCAGTCACTTCTCTCGTTACTTTTCTCATACTGTTTCTCTCTTTCTAAATGTCCGGAATTCCGGACAAGGTTGTGGAGTTATTACTTGGTGATCTCGATGAGGAGCCAGACAGCAACGAAGCACAAGGCCGCGAAGCTGAAGAGCAATTCGTCGAGTTGATTCGGGGTGGGCCGTTTCATCGTGTGGAGTTATTATCCGAGTTGAGCCACCTTGGGAAGCAAATCCGCAAAGGGGTTGAACGTGAGCGGATTAGCCGCCGCCCGATAATCGTTGCCGCCGATCAGATCGACCGCAGCGTTGCGCTTCTCCTCAACCGAAAGACCACGAGCGTTGCGCTCGGATGTCCGGTCAAGTCTGTAGTCTGTTTTGCTGGCACTCGCCAACAGGATGTGGATGGTTCGTTTCATCTGTCTGTTTTGATTCCTTGTCCGATCACCGGACAAGTCTCGCCGTATTGGGCAAGGGACAACGCAAGACGGATGGAACGTCTTGCGCTGATACTTTGCTCACCTCGGACATGATGCACCGCAACGGGTCGGACGTTGCATGGTGCATGGTTCATGGTTCACGCTGCGGGGTTCGCGTTGTCCGGTCACCGGACTATTTGCGGAACAAGCGAGCGACGACAGCGCGATACAGCTTCTTGTCTCCGCCTACGAGTTTGAGCAGCGCGGCTTCCGCCTTGGGAAGCATGGCGTCGATCTTCTCGCTGGCCTCTGCACGGCTCTTCGACTTGGCGCGACGAGTGATGCCGTAGGATTGGAGCAACTCACTGATGCGCTGTTTCGCGTAGCCATTCGCCTTGAGCGTGGCCGTGACCTCTGCAACGTCGATCGCTTCGCGATTGTCCTTGATGAACGCGCAAAGCGTTTCGCGTTGCATTGTCGCCGCTTGGGTCAGGGTTTCGATTTGATGGATCTCGCGAGCGATTGCATCGTTCACGCTGTCCTTCGTTTCTGCCACGCGGTAGTTGATGCTGATGGTGATGTGGTTCTTTTTCATATACTGATCTTTCTTTCTGTTTGGTTGTTGTCCGGTGATCGGACAGCGTCTTGCTGCCCTTTCCGGTTCATTAATAAGTGACCAGCAGCGCGATTTACTCTGTTAGGAGAGGGGAAAATGTGCGATTATTACGGATGCCCAGACCGCCCCTTTCTGTAGACTGGCAAGCAATTCGCGGACTCTACCTTCAAGGAGTCGAACCTTTGACGTTAGCGAATAAGTTTGCAATCAAGATAAGCACCTTGAATTCAAGGATTTACAGAGAGAAGTGGCATGAGATATTGCAAGGGGAAAAGAAAACGAATGAGAAGGCGAGAGAGGAAAGCGTAGCAATCGCAAGGGACATCTGGACAGAGAGACGAGAGACAATCCGAGAGCGCATCCATCTCATAGGTGATCGAATGACCCTTGCAGCTTCGCAACTCTCTGAAGATCAACTAATTAACAAAGCAGACAAGATCAAGATTGCGACAGAGATTGCTGGCAAATCAGTAGGCTTGGACAGAGAGGAAGACCGGAACCAAGTAAACATCGCCATCTTGGGCGCAATAGGCTCAAAATCAGGTGCTTATGATGATATTGTGCAAGGTGAGGTCTGGTCAGAATCGGGTCGAAACCTACCCGCTAACAGTGTAGAGCACACGGAATCCGAATCCGTGAACACCACCACCCAACCCACCACTGTCCCCCTCGACCCAGCCGCGCCACTGTATGATAATATAAATAATGGGTTCTAAATTTTTTGCCCGTTTTTAGAATTATTAACTTTTAGGGGAGGGGAGAGCCGGATCGGACGGAACTCCCCCTGGCGCGTTAGAGAAGCGAACACAGATACTTCAGGAAACGACGCCACCGGAAAGAAGTCACGACAGCCTTCAGGTCACCCCGCTCGAAGTATCCAAGCCCGCCGTAGGGTCCGTAGACCAAGCCAAGATCGTTCGATCGATACATACACATTCACCTCCTTTCATCGGCGCGTAATAAAGCACGGATCAGGCCAAGTGCTATAGTAATACCGGCGGGGTGCTGCCTGTGTCACCGTATGGTGCGCCGAAAGCAGCCCGATGCGGCTAAAACCCGGCCCCGCCTCCTCTTTATGAAAGCCACCCTGGAGTTCAACCTACCCCAAGACGACGAGGCCTTGACCGACGCCCGAAAGGGCTCCGATTGGAAGTGGGCGGTGTCAGACCTCTCGGACTACCTCCGGAACCAGATCAAGCACGTCGACCACTCGGCCGAGGAATACCGCATCTTGGAGGCCGTCCAAGAGCGCATCTCTGGGATCCTTGATGACCGAGGGCTCAACCTTTACGAATGACCTTCTGGCCTCTACTGATAACGACACTGCTTTATCTCATTACCGCGGCCGGCTGGTATCGAGAGGGTAATGTAGGACTTGCGATAGCCTTCGCAGGTTATGCCGCAGCGAACCTCGGGTTTCTGTATATAACAATGTTCGGACAGCCTTAAAGGCTCGATTTCGGCCGATTAGGTGGGAACTCACTTGTCAGTTCCCCTAAGTTCCCACCCTGAGTTCCCGAGGTTAAGTCGCTGATTTACAGTATACTTACGACAAACGGGAACTGAGGAACTTACCCCTATATCTTTTCTTAAAGAAAAAGTATATATACCCCGTAAGTTCTCCCCCCACGGTCGCCGGGGGCGGCACCCCAGTCCCCCGAAAACCACCATGCCTCTACCCCCCAAAATGAGTTCCTCAGTTCCCTTTTACCCTAAACCCCTAACCATGAACCACTTACCCTTGGGAACTTAGGGTGGAACTAAGAACATGAGTTCCCCAGTTCCCCTGCAGGCTGTAGCCCTGTATCATGTTCCTCTGTAGCCCGTATTTCGACACATGAACCCTGTCATGTCGAAGCCGTCGACAGGTTGCCTAGACCCACCGGAGCATACCAAAAGGCCGCTTTGTTCAAGCCAACCTTGAACTGCTGCGCAAAAGCTACTCCGCGGTCAGATCCACCGGACCACGCAGCCCGCTTCATGGAACATGGTGCGTGCTGCATGGAACGAGTCAGCCCACCTGCAGGCGTCGGGCACTGTGGGGCAGATGACTTCAGTGATCCCCGCCTGGATGATGGCGGCGGCGCACTGAGCGCATGGTTGGAAGGGGTAGACCACGATTGAGCAACCGTGGAGCGGCTCGCGGGCAGCAAGGATCGCGTTAAGCTCTGCGTGGACTGTGTAGAGGAGTTTCTGGTCTCGGTCGGCCAATCGTGCCGGATCGTCGGAAACGGCCCTGGGGAGGCCGTTGAAGCCTACGCTGGCCACCGAGCGGTCGGGTCGGATAATAACCGCGCCGACTTGGGTCGAGTCTTTTGACCAGCCGGCAACGTGTGCGGCTAAGTTAATAAACCTCGCGGTCCACTTGGCGTTCATATTTTAGGCGGCGGTGGCAGGACTCGACACCTGCTTTTGTCACATATTCTCGTGTTATTTTGTGACGCTCCGCTGTCCGGCCGCGTGTCCTTCCACGCCGCACCGCCATGATTAAAATGGATCATTCGACTCCGGCTCCGCCGTCTCCGGGGTCGGCTTGGTCAGCCGGTATTTGTGGAGCTTGGCCTTGCCGCAGCGTTTGGCGATCAACTCGACGTTCGGGTCACCTTGGGTCTGGAGTTCGGCGAGGCGGCGTCCGAGGACGCGAACCGGCCACTCACGGGTCAGGGAGACGTTGTCGAAGACATCGTTGAAGGATTGGTGCAGTTCGACCGCGGTTCCTTCCCACGGTTCGTCGGTGCCACGGCGCTCCCACCAAGCGTTGAGCGTGTCGCGCAATTCGGCGGTGCGGCTTGAGGCTTCGATCTTCTCGCGCACTTCTTGGGCGATGTAGCTACGGATGAAGTAGCGGTTGGCTGCGTCGATGTATTTCGGTGGGATATCCCACGCCTTGAGCCAAGCGAGGAGGGCGGGGAGTTCGGATTCCACGTCCTTGAGTTCATCGACCGTCGGGCCTTCCTCGAAGGTTCTCATAGCCAGCGCGATGATCTTGTCCTCATTCGAGATGTTGAGCGCCGGCACGGCCTTGATTGACACCGGATCGTCGTTGGCTGCGATGACCACACGGCCGCGCCACTCGACCATGATGGGGGTCAGGTATTTCTCGTGGTATTTATGGGTGCCGTGGGCGACGAGCTTCTTGATTGCGCTCGCGTAGCGGTTGAGTTGCGCCTCGGATTCCGCGGCACGAGAGTCATCGATGATGGCCAGTGGCGACTGGAAGAGGTCGGCGTTGAATCCGTTGCCTTCGCCCGAGACGATCGAGGAGAGATCCGCGTAGCCGCCCATTGCGGGCTTGAGGAACTTCTCGATGAAGAAGGTCTTATAGCAGTGGACCGGACCGACCAGGATCATGGCTTGGCCCATGCAGAGTTTGCCACGTTCCGCGGATTCGTAGAACCGTTTGAACCACGCGAGGAAGATGTCGCGGTATTCATCGGAGGCGAAGACGTTGTCGAGGATGGCCGCGTAGCGTGGGAAGCCTTCGCCCCAAGCCCCGGCGGTCTCGGCCGCTTTGACGATATGGACGTTCTTGGCGGTGTTGAGGTATTTCTTGCCGCCTTCGAACCAAAGTTCGTTCTTGTTGTAGAGCGACGGTCCTGCACCGTCCACGCGACGGTGTTCGCGAATGAAGGCTTTGGCGCGGTCCATCGGTGACATGGCGGCACCCTTCGGGGCGCGGTCACTGAACCCGCGGCATTTGAGTTCGCTGGACAGCATCGCGACCATTTCGTATCGCCAAATCCCGTCGTCGGCTTTCATAAAGAAGGTTTTGCCGTCGTAATATATGTCGTCAAACTGTCCGCTCTTGTTCGCATTGGTGGACGGTTTGGACACCTCTGGTGAGGTGCTATCCCCGTTTTCGGCGGCTAAAGCGTCATTTGTGCGGTCCTCGGTAAGGGGGGCGGCAATTTGACCCCCTCCTTCTAAACCCGTGGATTTCGACGGGTTCACGCGCCCAGCCTCCGGGTTGAAGTAGATGAGGGTCTGTGCCTTTCCGGTGTCTTTCCTCATGCACCCTGGCACACGAGTCAGGCGCACGGCCGACATGGCAGCGGGATCGGCACCGAGCGGGACGAGGACATCGGCAATCTCGGAGGCTTTCTCCAGATACTCGGCACGGTTTTTAGTATTTACGCGGACGAGAGCGTGAGCCGACTTCGAGCCGGAGGTCGTGACCGAGACGATCGGGAGGTTGAGATTGGAGAGCACACGTAGCCATAGTTCGAGATCGACCGAGTCGGATTCGATGAGGAGGTATTCGTAGGCCACGAGATTCTCTTCGGCCCGGCGGGACTTCTTGCCGAGGCGCTCGATCGCTTTGAATTGACCGTCGACCGGATTGACCATGATCCATGCGCCCTCTGTGTTGTTGGCGATGATTTGATCGACGGCCAGATCCGGCACCTTGTCGTGCCACACCAGCTTCCCCTGAGTCTGCTGATCGACGAAAACGATGTTATGCTTGCCGCCGTAGAGACGACGGAGGAACTCGGAGGTCGAGACATCGGCTGTCGGGATGGGTGAGGAGGCTTTGAAATCCTCGATCGAGAGCGGGCCTTCTTTGGTCAGTTCGGTCAGACGATCCTCATCCTTCTCGCGCTTCAGTGAAACCTTCGGGCGCGGCTCGATGAGACCCTCGGCCTCGGCGCGGACGTTGGCGAGCGTGTCGACGATCTCGCGTGGCTGTGGGTCACGCTGGAGGTGGTGCGTGATCCATTGCTCGATGAAGGCATCGTCATAGGCGTTAGCAACCAGCGCGTGCGCTGCGCCGAACATCCATGTGTGGCATCCTTGGCCGGAGGTTGGGCAGGGGTTGAGTCCGAGTTCTTCAGGTGTAGGTGACATATTGAGTGGTGGAGTTATTATTTACGGTAATGTTTGGATACGATGGCTTCGGCTCCCAGCGGGAGGTCCGAGGCCCAAATTGGTGGGGTCGACATGATTTCTTCGATCACTTGGCGGTGATCTTCGGCGTCATATTCATCGACGAGGACGACGACTTCATCGTGGATACGCATGAGGATTTCATAACCAGCGTCTTCCAGTGCCATGCAGCGGTCCATGAAGACATCACGGGCAAGCGCCTGCGTGGCATTTTCCGCCAGCAAGCCCCCATACAGCTTTACGTCCATGAGCTTCCCGAGTCTCGGGAGCTTGGCGACGATGTTGCCGGTGATGCGCCGAACGTCGCGGTAAACGAGTTCTCGTCCGGAGGGTAGGGGAATTTCCAAAGTCTTGTCGTTTGGGTCGGTGGCGATGCGGAGCGCACGATCGAGCTTGGCCCACAGTGCGGTGATCTTCGGAGACGACTCGCGGTAGGACTGCACAATTTGTTGCGATTCCTCGAAAGATATGTCGAGTCCGGCCAGCATCTTGGCGACGAGTTGGAACTTCGCCGCACCGCAGCCATAACCAAGACCAAGCACACGGGCCTTGGCGAGAAAGCGCATCTTCGGATCCACTTCCTTGAGTGGGCGGGGGTCGTTGTATCCCATCGTCGCCCTGGCGTGCGCCTCGTAGATGTCGATACCGGAGGCGATCAGTTTGAGGAGATCCTTGTCGCCCGCGAGGTAGGGGAGGCAGCGTGCTTCGATCTGGGCAAGATCGCAGATGACGAGTGTATTCCCCGCGGGAGCCTCGATGAGGTTGCGGATATCCACGCCGGCCACTTCTCCTTTGGGGATATTCTGGGCGTTCCAGCCGCCCCCTCCGCTATCCCGTCCGGTTGTGGCACCGAAGTATTTAAGCTCGTAGCCCATCCGACCGTCGGGCCGCGTCCGGGCAATCATCGCCTGCACGGTCTTCAAATGTTTGTTGGCCTTACGGTAGTCGCGCACAGCGCGAACCCACGGAAACTTGTCGGCGAACTCCGCTTCCCATGCCGCACCCTCGGGATCTTTCTCCGCAAAGGACTTCGGTGAGCGGATACCTTCCTTCTCGCACTGGTCGCGGATCGCTTGCAGGGAGAGGGGAGGATATTCACCACCGATCCAAGGAAGAAGAGCCTCGGTCCGGCGCTTCTCCTCGATGAGCTTGGCTTCCGCGGCCTTGAGCTTCTCCATGTTGACTGGCACCCCGCGCATTCCCATCCGGCGCGTCATAGCCGAGATCCGCCACTCATGGTCGGGCATCTTATGGCCATGCTCCTTCCAGAGCATGAAGGTGGCCTTCGCGTCATGGAGCGCGTAGCGGGCGACTTCTTTTTTGAAGTCGTTGGTCATGTAAGGGCTCTTAGGCATCGGGTTTCTTCAATACAAAGGGTCTTGGTAGGAGGATCGGCCGCTGTCCCGCTTTCCGGCTGGTTGTCTTGCGGCGGTAGCCGATCAGGGCCAGGTCGTCTCCCGACTTCGCGATGATTGGGATGAGCCGGCCCTGCTTCACGAGGCGCTCGATCTTCGGCATACCTTGGCGTTGTTTTGCTTGGTTGGTGGCTGTTCGTTGCACGACAGACCCGTCTTTCAGTCCGTAGCTCATCGTCTTACGAAGGTCTGGTCACTCAGCCACATGGCGTTGAGATGCTCGTGAGACATGTCTGCTTTCCAGAAGAAAGCCGACTTGCGTTGGGTTTTCGGATCGGGTTCGAAGGTGACGTAGCCATCGTTGTCGTGACCGAAATCCTCCGGTGTCTGCCATCCGCTGATCGCGGTGAATACGCGCATTAGTCCTTTGTCCATATCATCCCTTTCATATTGGTTCGGGTGTCTTTCTTGATTTTGATTTTGAGCAGTTCGGCCGAGGCTTGGGCCAGACTCCTGGGGTAGCCTAGATAGGCCGCGAGGTCGGCTGTATCGAAGACGAAGCGAGGCTTCACTGGAGGCACCGTGCCGGACTCGACGAGCGCGTCGAAGAGCGTCAGGTCGAAGGCAGCGTTGTGCATGATCCAGTTGAGCCCGTCGCACTCGTCCCACGGCGCGTCGAAGGGTGATCCGACATAGGCATCCCCGTCGTCGAAATACATGCTTACCATGTAAATGTCGGTAGCGCGGGCGTAGTGCCATGCCCCCATCGTGGTGACTGAGGTGTCGGTGTCGTAGTAGCTCTCGAAGTCGATTGCTACGGAAGAGCACTGGGAGACTGCGTTTTTCGCGCAAACCCCGCCCCCCAGCGGAGTTGTTTGTGTTTTAATTGTGCAGTCCCCCAGTAAAGTCGTTGTCATAGTTCGTAGCATGGTCGCGTGGGGTCGAACGCTGCCGGCGGTGGAAGCTGTGAGCGTAGCCACTCGATCTCGGTGAGAAGGTCTCCAGCAAAGAGGCAAAGGTCATCGACCAGTTCCTCTTGGGCGGCGATTTCGTCAATCAACTGCCCAAGCGTTGTGAAAGAATCACGCGGCCCGAAGTTGATGCGCCCGATGGTGTATTCTGCGTTCATAGTATTTTTGCCGTTGCTGCTTTGTGAATTTTCGCTTTTTGGATTTCGGAGTTGTCCGGTGCCAGTTTCCGCAATACAGGCAGAGATAGATGTCTTGCCCGGGAAACCGTGCCTGCTCCTCGGTCAGGTAGGCGCGTTTTGTCATGCAGCCGGATATAAAATCGGTCTTCACAACTCATTCCTCCTCCTCCTCTTCCGCCTTGCGATCCGCTTCACGTTCTTCTTCGCAGTCACACTCTCCGTAGAAGCCTTCGCAATACTCGCAGTATTGTTCCATTGGGTCGTTGCGTCTGGCCCAGTAGTGAGCTTCTTCAGCGTCCATGCCTTGCGCTTCGTCGCGGTCCTGATCTGGGTCACTCGGCATTTTGATCCTCCCGTAGCTTATAGCCCATCGCCCATGCGAAGATGGCTCCGTAGGTTGCGAGTCCGCCGAGCATAATGCCGACGGCGAGACCGATGAGAAACCAGCCGGCGCTCATGCTGTCCTCCAGAAACGAAGGCGATCAACGCCCTCTCCGTCAGTGACGAGTCTAGTCGCGAACTTCTTACCGGAGCGACGGCCAGTGCTTGAGGCAATGGACCGCAGCCCATTGAAGCCTTCACAAGTCGAAGCCGGATAGACGAACGAGTCGCCGACGTTGAGCTTGGATAAAAGCCACGACAGCGGGTGTTGATACCGCGACTGTTCACCGGGCTTCTTGTCCGCGAGTGGAACGTCCTCATCGATGACGATTTGGTAAGTCCTCACTTTGCGTCCCCTCCTTTAGCAGCGAGCCATGCGCCGAACCCGAGAAGTCCTAGCCACGAGAAGAATAGTCCGATGGCCGCGGTCATTTGATCCCCCCGACAAATTCACGCTGGCGCTCGGTCAGCAGATTTTCCTTCCACTCCTGTAACTCCCATTGCGCGAGTTCTTCCGACATCTGGTGGCGCTTATGAACCTCCAGATAGGCGGAGCCAAACCCGACAACCACGGCGGTGGTGACAGCCATCGCCATGACGGAACAGAATCGACGTGCGGTCATTTCCACTCCTTCCGGTGGCAGAGGAGGCCGATGATCCCGTAATTCGCGATATCCAACCAAGTGTCGGAAACCTTCTCGTGCTCTGGCGACTTGTCCTTCCAGACGAGCGTCTTGAGGCGCTCGACCTTATCATTCATCCGGACGATGATTCCCTTCTCGCCGAAGGCGGAGATGTTCGCGCTGCCGTAGTCGCGCTGTTTGGAGTCGAGGAGAACAGCAGATTCGCAAAAGGCACGGAACGCTTTACGTCCCATGTCGGTTTTGATGCCGAGAGCTTCGGCGGTTTTGTCCATCAATCCTTCGGCATCGAGTTCGAAGGCTTTCGGGTCGTAGGTAATAGTTTCAGTAGTCATAAAAATTATTTTGAAGAAGTCCCCGGAGAGGGAGAACACAGGGACGCCAACCAAAGCGCCCCAACAAGACCCTCTCCGGGGAAATTCATTTAGCGTTTGCTTCGTTGCCAGACTTCGACGGAGTAGCAATCTCCGCTGAAGGCCACGTCTTTGTTGTTACGCCTCGCGTCAGACACGACACGCAACAGCCAATCCTCTTGCTTGGGTGAGTAGTGACCCGCCAAGCTGACATACCCGTCGTCTTTCAACTGCTTCGGGGTATGGAAGCGGAGATTCTGGTAGCCCATTAGATGAGGCTTTTGATTTCCGCCTGAACTGCCTCCGGCACTTCGCCGGCCGTCTTGAGGGACGGCACCCACCAGGAGCCCTTGTCTCCGGTCTTGGTCTTCGCCCCGAGCAGATAGAACCCGCCCATGAGGCCGGTCTTGTTCAAATGCCCGACGCGGTAATCCGAGTAGAGGATCTGAGCCGTCTCCGCGTAAGCGGTGGAGGACGCCGTGTAGAGGACGCGAGCGTATTCCTTGTCTCCGAGCAAGTAGAAGAACTCGGAGGACGCTTCCTCACTGAGCTTCTCGGGTTTCTCGATCAGGAACTCGATGTGCCCGACTTTGGCAAAGATGCCTTCACCGCGGCCGTAGGCGACACGACCGCCGTTCATACGAACTTGCTCGGCCGTCGCGAAGACGCGAGGACGGACGTTCGGGTCGTAGGGGAGGGACTCTTGGTATTCCACCTTAAGTCGGACCGCGATGACCTTGAGCGAGCCAGCTTCACCTTTCACGACATCGGTAAGCTGGTGCTCTTTCTTGAGAACCCACGCTCCGGGCGTGAAGAGGTTGGAGAGATCGCCAACTTTGTTGACGAGATTCAGGCGCGGCAACTTGATGTCGTCACTGCCGAACTCGCCAAAGATTCCTTTTTCCGGCGCTTCGCCGATGATGGCGACCTGTGTTTCGGGACGAACCGCGATGGCGCTGCTCTCCTCGATGACTGTAGCCTCAACGGCCTCTTCGAATGATACTTTTCCCATATATAGTGATGGAGTTATTATTTCTGTTTCTTGAGGTAGTGATACGCTCCCTCTGAGCGGGCCGCATCGGCGTCAACCAATGCGTCACGAAGGTTGTCTTTGGCCCGTTTCATCTCACCGCGGGGTGCGGTGCGGGCGATGGCTTTCTCTAGCGCACCGATGGAGACTTCGGCGCAGGCGGCGAATGCCTCGGGGCTGATCCGGTCGCGGACCACGTCCCACGCTTTCTGGGCGTCGGTGACCTTGAAGGGGAGGGCACGTTCGGCCAGTTCGTAGCCTGGGATCTCGATACCCTCTTCGAGTCGCATTTGAAGGGCACGTTGATCGACCTTCTCAGCCCACGACTTCATAATCGGCGCGGCCCGTTTGGCGAGCGCAATAACGTGCGGGTCGGCGATGTTCGCCGGATCGTATTGCGCCGGCAGTGCGAGTTCGTCGGCCTTGTATTGGGTGGCGATCGTCAGTGCGAGTGACGACAACTTCGGGCAACTCGCCTGTTTCGCGCACCAAGCGCAATGCGATCCGGTTAAATAGGTCGCGGGGTCATCCCGCCTAGCAGCAGCTATAATGGCGGTGATTTGCGCGGAGAGACGCTCATAGTCTTTTTCCCGAGACCACGTCTCCTTGTCGATGACCCCGCGAAAGGGCAAAAGCACATGCACAGTTATTTCACTGACCTCCGGATGAGCGTCCCAGAGGCCGACGGCATACGCCCAGAATTGCGGTGAATCGGCGACGTATTCACCGAAGGCAAATTTGTAATCAATCAACTCGGCTTTGTCGCCGTGTAGGATGATGTGGTCGACATGACCGAACTGGTCCTGCATGTAATATTTTTGCTCCCGAAGCTCCTTGTGCGGGCCGACTTGTTTGCGGAGCGATGCTAAGTATTTGAGGCACTGGTCGGCCGCTTCCCGCAGCTTCGGGTCATCTGGCGGGATGACATCGAGATTTTCTTTCTCCACCGCGAGGTGCCCGAGAGTTCCGCGGTTCGCTGCGCTCTTGTCGCGGGTCTGGTCGTTGCGAAAACCGGGGCACTTGGCCTTCTCTTTGAGGCTCGAAGGGGAGTGCTCGCTGTGCTCTTTTTCTTCGGGTTGTGGAGTTATTTCAGCGGGCATGGAAGTAGAGACATCACCCCATTTACTTTCGTTCAAATTATTTTCTCCGCGGTTTAAGATCGCCACATTTTCACGTTTTTCGGCGGTCAATTTCAACGCAGCTTGCTCAACGGTGCCGCCAGCAAAGAGTCGGATGGCCAGCGCACGGGACTTGGCACCGACCCTGCAAATACGACCCACCGCCTGTTCCTCGACGGTTCCGGAAAACTGCGGACATAGCAGAGCAACTCGCGGGTAACGTCCGTCCAGATCGTGAAGGTCGATGGACTGTCCACCGGCTGCGATCTGCACGATGACGGCCCGGAGGTCGTTCCTTTGAAAGGAATCTTGGGTCTTTTTTCTCTCAGTTTGGGGGACGCGGCCGTCGATGACTTCTGCCTCGGGGAACTGCTTTTTCGCTGTGTCGATGCTTTCATGGAAATTCAAAAAGAGGACGACCGAGCCACCGGACTCGACGATCTCCTTCGCCCGTTCGACGATGTAGGGCACTTTGACCAGTTCGATCGCCTGACGTTGCCGCAGGTTTTTGACCCCACCAGGATCATCCGGATCGGCCATCTCGTCATAGAGTTCCTTGATCGTCGCCTTGTCCTTCGGACTCAACCACAGCGGGTCATCCTCGGTCATCAGTTCCGGCAACTGCTCCCTGAGTGTTTCCTCGGAAACGCGGTATCCTCTGTTCGCGAATACCGAATGGTGCAGCCGTTCCATTGCGACCTTGTTGGCCGGTAGTTTGGGATTCCATTCGATGCCACCCCAGCGTGATTCTTCGGCCCCCATCTCACGGACCCACTTCCAAAAGTAGCCGGAGGTGAAGAGCCGGAGATTCACCCCGATCGCCTTCATCCGGAGGGGATTTTCTGCCGCCGTGGCCGAAAGCATGAGGACATAGTTCCCCGCCGCGGCCTCCAGCATCTTCCCGTTCTGCGAGTTGTAGGCTCCGAACATGTGAACCTCATCGAATATGAAGAGACACCGAGCGGGAACCTGCCACTCGTAGGCAAACTTCTTTCCTCCTTTGGAGACCTTTTTGAGCCAGGGCGTGTTCCCGTTCCGTAACTTTTCTGGGTTCAGGACGAAGAGCGGATCGACCCCGAAGCTGGACAGGGTATCTGTCCATTTCGAGAGGACCGACTTTGGGGCGATCACCCCAATGGGCAAAGCGAACCGAGCCGCTACACTACTGGCAATGACTGTCTTTCCTCCCCCGCACCCTGTCCCGTCGAGTGACGATCCGACAGAGTCGAGGATTTTGAGGTGGCGGTCGACTGCTTCCTTCTGGTAGGGAAAAAGGTTGAACGTCTTGGTGGGCATAACGTCTAAAAATATGATGAAAATTATTAACTCAGTAGTCGTAGCAAGTTTGTTAGCTGGAAGTGCATGGGCCGGAGAGGTTTCCTATATCGTCGACCCGAGCGGGAATAACCAAATCGTCTGGGTCCAGAGGCAGGGCAATATCCTGTATGTCACAGAGTCGGATGACATGAAGCTGGAGCGCATGTCTCGTCGCATGTCGGAACGCCGTCGCATGTCGTCGGAGAGTTTGCTTGGCGATCTTCTGGACATTCGCTAACCACGCGGTCGGACTCCTTTACGAGTTCCAACCAATCAGCGGCGAGCATCGTGACTAACCACGGCTCGCCGTTTTTCTTGTGCGCGACGACCGGCGTCTTCGTGCCGCTATCGGCAATCGCCTGCTTCATCGCGTTGAGCACGTTGAGATTCTGCACCCCTTTCACTTCGAAGTGCATTGAAGGCAATTCAGGACAAACCACATCGGCATTGCCTGCGGCACCGCAATACTGCTGACCGCGGAAAGCCTTGAGGAATCCGGCCTCGCGGAGTTGATCCCGCCAGAGCCGCTCGACCCGTTTGCCTTTCTGCCGCGAGTTCACGGCAACGCGCTCCCCAGTCGGCCTTGCGCCCACAGCACGAGATCATCGTCGTTGTAGACGATCTTCTTGTCCCCGAGCCGGACGAAGGGGAGACCCTGTTTTCGCCAGTAGTTCAACGAAGCGTAAGTGAAAGGTTTACCTAAAAGTTCACTCAGCCGGGCGACAGCCTCGCCGGCACTATAGACCGCTTTGCGCGGTTGCGCGGGCTCGGCTATTTCTAGTCGGACCCGACCTTCTCCTATCGGTGTCGCCCTGAATGAGGCGCACTCGATCGTCATGGTGGTCATGTGGAGTTATTATCTAGAGCCCGAAGAAGTTACGCAAAGCCTTACGTATGACCGCGCTCATTGAGCGCCCCGAACTCTCTGACTCCTTTTTCAGGCGGTCTTCAAGCTCGGGGTCGCTGGCGAATGAGCGGATCAGCTTCGGGTTGCGAAGATTACTCAGCTTCTCCGTCAAGGGTGCCTCTGAATTCATTGGGTTCTCTACGATACAACGCGAGACCGTCTTCGACAAACAGAGCCGCTAACTTCTCTGGGGGGAGAGAGCAACGGTGGGCAGCTTCGATTAGTTCTTGGCTGTGGGTATTATTTAAGGCTATCTGCATGGGCATATCTGTATTCCTCTCTTATGTGTGTGTGGTTGTGGTTTTATGCTGGCGTAGTGAAAAAGAAGCTGCGGGGAGTGGGGCGTCCCCGCAGCGGTGATTTACTTCTTCCTGAGTTTCCCCAGGACTTTGGCGAGAGCGCGTTGAGTGTCATCATCGACGACATCTTGCATTCTTTCGTTTTTATCATCTGGTAGGTTGTTGGCAAGCGTTTGCGCGATTTTACGCAAGTCGCCGTCCGTATCGTGCTTTGCCAGGTATTCAGCGGTCGCTTCGCGGACGAGGGCGGACAGGTTAGTGTCTTTTGCCGCGGCCATAATATCGAGCGCCTTGTAGGTGGCGTTCTCTTCGATGTATGACACTCTCCGCATTCCTGGTTTTGGTTTTCCTTGGCTCATTGTGTTGGTTTCCTTTCTGTGTTCTCTAACGAAAGCGATAGTCTACCAAGATATTAAATGCGTCAATCCTTGTTTCTCCGCATATGCACGCACTGATATCGGTGAGATATTAAACCACTCTTCGGCGGCACGTTTACTCACCAAGGCTACGTAGTGTTTTGATAACATCTTGATCGAGGTTCCTCCGTGGTAGGCGGTGTTGTGTGGATTTTGGAAAGCTGCAAGGTGGTAGCTCAAGAACGAGTGTCGGAGGATATTGTCCTCCCATCCGGCTAGACCGACTTGCTTGAGCTTGGCTACGTCACGGGAGATATTTCCGACTTTGCGCTCGGTCATTATTGGGCCGTAATCCGGAAAGGTCGCTAGGTTGAGCCATTCGAAGAGACAATCAGGGGTGAAGATGTGCCGCGGCAGAGTCTTTTTGGCGATCACCCGGTCAACGTGCGCGGTCTTCTCCTCAAAGTTGAAGTGCGCTTTGGTCATCTGAGTGCATTCGTTGCGTCTTGCCCCGCCGAACGCCATTGTCGCGACATAGGCCAATTCCTTGGGTTTCACTACGATGAGGAACCTCATCAACTGCTCCGGCGTGAATACAGGGTAGTTACCTTCCGGTATCGCCATGAGCGTGACTTGGTCGGCGATCGTCTGGTGGTCGTCTGCGAGGTAGCGCCGTTTTTTGGCGAAGTTCTCGATCGTCCGGTAAAAGCTCAGAAACTTGTGTTGCGTGTAGGGCGCGAAATGAGATTCCCGCAGCCGACGCTCTAGGCTTTGTGGAGTGATCTGCTGCATCGTCTCTTTCGGGAACCACGACTTCAAGGTTCTCACTTGGGAATTGACCGTCTGCTCGTGGTCTTTCGAGAGCTTCTTTATCTTGATGTCGGCGACCAACTCATCGCAGATCACGCCAAAGTTCTTCCCCTTCGAACTCAAAACGTGGAACTTCCGGAAGAACTCACACGCCTTGTGGAGTTGATGGGGGGCCACGCTTTTCTCGCACTCCAGTAGGTAGACCAGACGGGCTGCATCGACCTTGGTGTGTTCTCCCTCGGCGCGGGAGAGATGTCGGACCTTCTGCTTCGCTAGGTCGATCGCCTCGTTCTTGTCGGCGCGTGTGACCCGGAAGCGTTTGTCTCCGACATACCAAGTGAGGCGGTAGGCTGGGTAGCGCCCGGTGGATATTGCGTTTATCTTAACGACTGAATCTCCCAGCCGAACTTCTGTGCCTTTTTTCGATTCGAGAACCTTCAAATTGTCCATGTGGATTATGACCAGAATTGGGTCGAATCGTTCAAAATTCGACATAACCGCATATAAAAATAAACAAAAGATCCTTCGTAAACCGCTGTCCTACAGAGAAATGGACAATTTGAAAATATGCAGCGCGCACGGGATTCGAAGCGGTGTGTCATCTTGCGTAAAACTCTGACGGGCAGAGGAATAAACATTATCAAATTAGGTCTCGACCCAATTCTACCCAGCTTTTTAATTCGATGTCTTTGATTTTAGTGAAATCCGGCATTCAACCGCCGGCCGGCTCGATCCAACGCTACGGTGCTTGGTGGCCGCAGCACACCGCTGACTGGGCGATTGAGTTGTTTTGTTTCCGTGGGATGGACACCGCGGGGATGGATGTTCTTTCGAGGGAACAGCACTTCAAAAACGCAGCCCAAATGTTCTTCCACAAGAAATCGGAGAACTTCATCTGGCACCCCTGGGCGGACGATATGCTTTACGAGTGCTGCCATCAGAAGTTTGTCGGTTTCGCTGGTTGCGGTTCGAGCGGAAAGTCGGAATTCATGGCGGTCTGGGCTCTACTCAACTGGCTTTCGGCCCCGTTCCACACGCTCTCGCTCGTCACGAGCACGAGTATTCGGGATGCGAAGAAGCGGGTCTGGGGAGCTATTCAGAGGTATTGGCCGTGCATTAAATCCGTAGCCCCCGGCAAGCTGGCCGATACTCCGACTCCGGCCATCTACGCGATCCGCAACGGCGAGCGGATGGAACAGGCGGGTGTGTATTTGATTCCGGCCGAAGCCAAGAAGACCTCGGAGGTCACCGGAAAAATGAGAGGCATGAAAGCCCACCGGGTCATCGTCGCGGCGGACGAGCTTTCGGAACTTGGACATGCTTTCCTCGATACCGCCCTTTCGAACCTCTCCAACAACCCCGAGCTTCATATCTGCGCGGCGGCGAACCCTGTCAGCTATTACGACCCTTTCGGCCGCTTCGTCGAGCCGACGAACGGTTGGGGGAGCATCACGGTGAACGACGAGCGGTGGGAGACGAAGATCGGCGGGGTCTGTCTGCACCTCGACGCGCTCAAGAATCCGAACTACTTGGCCGGTGAGAACAAATGGCCGATCCAAAAATGGGAGAAGATCGACGAGGCTCGTGAACGGCTCGGTGAGGACAACCCGATCTTCTGGCGCGATTACCGCGGGTTCTGGCCTCCGCAGGCGGTCAGTAAGGCGATCTACTCCGAGGCCGAGATCGTCCGGTTTCAGGCCGATCAAAAGCCCGTTTGGAAGGGCCGAGTCGAGCGAGTAGCCGGACTCGACCCTTCCTTTGTGAGCGGCGGAGATAGATGTGTGCTTTATCTCGGGAGCTTCGGCCAGAACAAAGATGGGGCCGATCAGGTTTCTTTCGATGAGTTCCACTTCCTCGACGAGGAGGCGAGCAATCCCGAACCGCGCACTTTTCAGATCGCGAAGAAAATTAAAGACATCGTGACTGAGGCGGGCGTTCCTTGGAGGAATATCGGGGTAGATGTGACGGGCGGCGGGGTGCCGTTTTGCGATGCGCTGGCGACGGTGTGTGGCTCGAATGAATTTCAGCGCGTTCACTTCGGCGGAGCCCCGTCGAGCCGATCACTCTCGGCTTACGATTCCACCCCTGCCGACGAAAAGTATGTCAACAAAGTCACCGAGCTTTGGTTCGGGGCGAAAGAGTTCCTGTCGAGCGGGCAGCTTCGCGGGATCGGTCCGGATCTGGCCCGAGAGATGACCAGCCGGAACTACGATACCAGAAAGTCTGGTTCGATGAAGGTCGTGGTTGAGAGCAAGACTGACATGAAGGCCAGGATCGGTCGCTCGCCGGATGTGGCCGATGCCGCCTTTGTCATGCTCGATGTTGTCCGCGAAAGGTTTGGGATGCGTCCGCCGCAGGAGGGTGGCAGTGGGAAAAGGGGAGGGCAGACGAAATGGAAGCACACAATGACGACCGGCAAGTTTGCTCCGAGGCGCACGGCCAATTTGCTCAGTTCTTTCTGAGCGGTATAATAACTCCACATGTCGTATCGGGTCACAGTCGAGGAATTACGCAAAGGCGCACCGCCGCTGCGGATGATTTCGTTGACGGGTGTTGATTGGCTTCAGGCGATCGACGCGGTGACGGAGGTGCTTTCCCGTGAGGACGGCTACTTCAACCAAGACGAGCAGGAAAACACGGCCACTGAGCCGGATGATGAATTACTTCCATAGCGGGGATCTAGGTGATGTCATCTACGCTCTGCCCGCGATCCGGGCTTTGGGTAAGGGCAACTTGTATCTGAACTCCCGTCCGTGGACCGCGAAGATGACGCCCGAGCGGGCCAACGTGCTTCGTCCACTCCTTGAATCCCAAGACTACATCGGTAAGGTGATTCACGGGGATGCGCCGAAGAACGAGCACTGCGTCAATTTCTCCACGTTCCGTAATGGCGGGCTGATCTACGGCGTCAGCCTCATGGAGCTTCAGAGCGATTGGGTTAATGCCAATGCGGAGTCGGAACCTTGGTTGAAGGTCGCGCCGTCGGCCAAATCCCGAGGCCGCATCGTTTGTCATCGCAGCCCGCGATACCACAATCCTTACTTCCGCTGGGATGAGATCGGCGAGAAGTTCGGCACACAACTTCTCTTTGTCGGTCTACCGCACGAAGTCGAGGAACTGCGACGGGTCAGCAAGGTTCATGCGGAGTATGCGATCACCAATGACTACCTCGAACTCGCCCGGCTGATCGCGGGCGCGGATCTTTTCATCGGCAACCAGTCTTCGCCGATGAGCTTGGCGATCGGTCTCGGAGTTCCGTTTATCCAAGAGACATGCCTCTGGACGCCCGACTGCCTCTACCCGCGCAAGAATGGTTTCTACTCCTACGATGGAGGAATCCCGAGCCTGGATATCCCTGAGTTTATCCCACCACCGGATGTCGACCGCAACGTCCTACCTCCGGGCGGCTGGCAAGTGATTTCACGGAGAACGGGCGAGCGGGTCACCTTCAAGTCACATCGTCTGGCGACTAAGCACCTTAAAGGTTACGACCGCTACCTCAACGACGAATCCGCCGCCCAAGAGGTCGACCGGCAGAATGCGGTCCGCATCCCGCACCTCGTCCGGCGCGACAGCGCATTCCAAATCTTCGGTAAAGTTAAGCCGCTGGTCGACGCGGTCTCTAAATGAACGACGCCTGTAAAACCGGAGACATCTCCGAGTCGATCTTCGCCACCCAAGCTCTGCGACGGGGCTGGTGGGTTTACACGTCCAATGGTCATGCGCGGCCGGCGGATGCGATCGTGGTCCGACCGCCAATGCGTCCGGTCTCTATTCAAATCAAGACTGCCTCGATCTATGCCGATCGCGACAATACTTACGGCGTGATGGTCTGCCGCGGGAGAGGTCCGGTCAAAGTGTCCTATCTTAAAGGCGACTTCGATATCTTGGCCGCTTGGTTACCGGACGTGGAGAAGTTCGTCTTCTGGCGATTTGACGAGATCGCCGAGCGGAAGAAAATTAACTATTCGCCGCGGCTGCATCGTCAGCCGGACAACTGGGATTTGTTGGAGACCGCATTTGCAGATATAATAACCCCACAACCATGCTGCTAGTCCTTCCTGTGTCCAAGGCCGACCTGAAGCTCGCCACCGCTCTGGCTGGCCATCTTGAGCTATTGGGCGGCTTGTCGCGCCACAAGCTCCTCCTCGTCGGCACGATCCAGACCAAGGACGAAGCCGCCGCCCTGAAAGAGAGATTGGCCCCGCTCTTCGCCTCGGCCGACCTCTTTGTTCCGGATTCCGAATGCGAACTCGGCTGGCCCCAGAGTGCCAACCACCTCTGGGCTCGCACGGTTCGCCACCTCCAGCACAGTGGAAACAAGGACACTTGGTATTGGTTCGAGGCCGATAATACGCCGATCCGTGAGGATTGGCTCGATGCCATTGAGACCGAATACAATCAAGCCCAGAAGCCCTTTCTGGGAGCCGTCCAGCCGACCCGAATGCTCGACCGCAAGTCGGGCGAATTCGTCAAAGTCGATGGCGAGCATGTTATCGGGACGTGCGTTTATCCGGCTGATTTCCATAACCGCTCACTCCTTTGGAGCTATGTCCGGATCGACGACGGCCCAAATGTCGAACCCTTCGACGTTTACCTCCGCCACGAGATGCGTCCGAACACGGCAGTTTCCCAACTCATTCACAACAACTGGCGGACGAAGAACTACGAGATCGGACCGAAGGGCGAGATCTACTGCGATCCGATCGACGACCTCTCGGTCTACGGTCCTGTGCCCGCCGATGCCGCCGTGGTTCACGGATGTAAAGACGGTTCGCTCATAGAAGCCCTGCAAAAATGACAAATTCCGAACTAGCCCCCCTCGAAATCCTCGGCCTCGACGAAAATGGAAAGGCTCCGAAGATGCGCGTCGACAACGTCAATTCGGCTCGATCGATCTACAAAGCGATCAAGGACTCCGATCAGGGATCATCCAAGAACCGCGCCTTGGTCGATGCCATGTTCAATGGCGCGGCTCCCTTCAATCAGCAGGATCTCATCGAGATGGGGCAAGGCGAGCGGACCAATCTCGATTTCGGTGAAGCCGCCTCCCTCAAGGAGCAAGCCTTGGCTGGATACTACGACCTGACCTCCTCAGTCGATGTTATGGCGCGGATCACCATCGACTACGGCTCGCCCGAGCAGCGCGTCGAGTGGGAGCGCGTCTTGGCCGAAGAATTTCATCGGACGCTCAAAGAGTGGCAGGAGTTTGAATTTAACCATCAAATGCTGGCCGACCAGTTCGTCTCGCATGGTGTCGGGGTTTGTTATTTTGAGGACGAGGTCGATTGGCGTTGGCGCGTGGCTGGCTTGTCCGAGTTCCGCATTCCGCGTGGAACACGCGCTTCCGAGTGGGAGATCGAGGTCGCCACAGTCGACCGCGAATACCAAGCGCATCAGCTTTACAAGTTCATTGAAGACCCCGCCGTGGCTAAAGACCTTGGCTGGAACGTGAAGATGGTCAAAGAGGCACTAATCCGTGCCTGCCGCGACAGTTCGTTCCAAGAGGCCGGTGAGTGGGAGAAGCTCGAAGTCGAACTCAAGAATAACGACCTCCTCTACGGCAACAGCCGCGGGAAGAAAGTCCACGTCGTCCACATGTGGGTGCGCGAGTTCGACAAGAAAGTCAGCCACCTCATCTTCCTTAAAGATCCGATCGGATCCGACGAGAACGCCAAAGAAGAGGACTTCCTCTTCAAGAAGCCGAATCGCTTCGACGCCCCGACGAATTGCTTTGTTACCTTTTGTTACGGTGTCGGCAACGGCACCTACCACGGCATCCGTGGACTTGGATACAAGGTGTATCCACACATCCAGCTTTTGAATCGCCTCCGCTGCGGCATGGTCGACGGGGCTTTGCTTTCGAGCGCGTTGATCGTCCAGCCCGGCGACAACGGCTCCCGTGCCCTCGAAGATCTGACCCTTTCTTACTACGGCCCCTACGCGCTGTTCCCCCCAGGGCTGAAGATCGTCGACAAGGCGATCCCGAACTACCAGCAGAACCTCATCCCAGTCCTCAATGATCTGACGATGAATATGCAGAACCGCACCGTCGGCTATCAGTCACGGGCGGTCACGCCGGATGGTCAGTCGAGGACGGCTTACGAGGTTCGCGCCCAGTTGCAGCAGGAAGCGGTGCTCGGTGCAGCGGCGATCAATTTATTTTACCATCCTTGGAAACGTCTTCTTCGTGAAGCATACAGGCGTTTAGTGTCACGGGATTATGCCGCGAACGAACCCGGCGGTCGCGAGGCGATCGAGTTCAAGCGCCGTTGTATGGCGCGTGGGGTTCCAGAGGAAGCGATCCACCGCTTCAATACGGTCGAGCCCGTCCGTGCCATCGGCTACGGAAGCCCTGGGATGCGGAGTGCGGCGATCGACGAGACGATGCAGATCTTCGGGTCGCTCGACGAGGCGGGGCGGATCAATCTTCTCCGCGACCGCATCGCCGCCCGCTTCGGGCAGGAAGTAGTCGACCGCTATCTGCCGTCGCCGTCCACGACTTTGCGGACTCCGATCGACGACAAGATTGCGCTCCTCGAAAACGCCACGATGACGGCTGGCACCGGGTTGCCGGTGTCCTCGGGCGAAAACCATTTCATCCACGCTTCACGTCACCTCACCGCCCTCGACGGACTCGACCAAGCTATCTCGCAAGGTCAGGCCGACCCTGCCGCCGCGCTTGCCGCTTACCAGACGATGTTGCCGCACTTGGGCGAACACTTGCAGTTGCTCGCCCCCGACGTGGCCCGTCAGGACCAGATCGGTCTCATGCGCCAGCGGTTCCAGCAACTCAATGCCTCGGCACAGCGTTTGGGTGATGAGCTTCAGGCCGCAGCCGAGCAGCAAGCGAAAGCACAAGAGGCCGAGCAAGCCCGTGCGATCGAAGCCGAGAGAGCGCGGATTGCCCAGATGGAGCAGCAGTTGGCCGAAGCGCAGATGCTTTCTCCGAAGGCGCAAGCCGACCTCGCCGAGCGTCGGGCCAAACTTCAGATGCAGATCGAGAAGCACCAGATCGACATGCAGACCAAACAGGCCAAGACGATGCAGGAGCTTGCCCTCAAGGATGCCAAAACCGCCGCCGAGATTGCCCCGGCTGCACAACCGATGATGCCATGAGGGACTATAAAAAAGAATACGAGAGCTACCATGCTTCGCCGATCCAGAAGAAGCGCCGCGCTCAACGCAATGCGGCCCGCCGCAAGATGACTAAAGCGGGCTACGTGAGCAAAGGCGACGGCAAGGACGTGCATCATAAAAACGGCATGAGCAACCACTCCAGCAATCTGGCCGTGTTGCCGAGGTCCGTGAACCGGAGTATTAAGTAATAACATGCCCGCTTATTATCCAGAAGGAAACACACCCCTGCGCGAGGACTATACCGAGCGGTCGTTGCAGAAGATCAACGACATCATGCACTCGAATACTCCGACCTGGGACGACATCGCGCTGACCTATGCCGGAAGCAACCTGACGAAGGTCGAGTATAAGCTCAACGGCTCGGTCGTCGAGACCCGCAACTTTTCCTACAGCGGCACCAATCTCACCCGCGTTCTAAAGAGTTAAGATGGCTTGGAGCTTCAACCCCTTTACCGGAAACCTCGACATCACGGGGTCAAGCGGTGCCGTCGTCTTCGAGGGTGAAGTCGCCACCTTTGCCGATTTGCCTATTACGATCGGCGATCCTGCCGTCGGGGCGGCTTTCTTAGTTCGGGAATCTACAGGGGTGTGGCTGGTCAACCGTCACGTAGCGGGCATTTATATTCGACGCAACAATGCCGGACTGGCGACCGATTGGGAATATGCTGGCGACTATCCGGTCAATAGCGTGAATGGGCAGAGCGGGAATGTTGTTCTCGGGGCTTCAAGTGTGGGCGCTGATCCGGCCAACTTCCAGATCCGGGCAGCGAACTACACGGCGGCGGTCGGAGACAAAGTTGCCGCCGATACAACCAGCGCAGCATGGACGCTCACCCTGCCCGCGACCCCGTCGAATGGCGACACGATCACCGTCCTCGACTACGCGGGAACCTTCGACACCAACAACCTCACCATCGCCCGCAACGGATCGAACATCGAATCCTTGGCCGAGGATATGACCTGCAATGTCGAGGATGCCGCTTTCACGCTGGTCTTTGTCGGTTCCACGGTCGGGTGGAAGGTGGTTCCCTATTTCGGCAACAAGACCAACTTTGCTTCGCCTGATCCGATCGGTAGTTCGGTTCCGAATACGGGGAGATTCACGACCCTGACGGCCAACAACGGCACGCTCACGGCGTCCGCGCCTGTGCTGGATTTGGCGCAGACTTGGAACGCCAGCGGCACGACTTTTACGGGACTGCGCTTCAATGTCACGAATACGGCAAGCGCATCAGCTTCTAACTTAATTGACATTCAAGTCGGTGGAACAACGCGCATGATGCTCACGCGAGGCGGCGTCTTGCATTTAGGCCAGTTTACTAACAGTGGCTTTTATAGCCCTGCTCCAACATGGCACGGCTCTACGGCTGGGCTACTGGCCGCAACGAATCTGGCCATCGGATCAACGTTAGACACCATCCTTGAGCGCGGTGGCGCGGGAATCATCGAGCAGAGAAATGCGGCCAACGCCCAAACCTTCCGAATTTACGGCACATATACGGACGCATCGAACTATGAACGTGGATTTGTCCGCTGGAGCGCGGCAGGAGGAAATTTTGAAATAGGAACAGAAGGTGCAGGCACAGGCTCTGGGCGGCACATGACTTTGCGGGCAGGGGCAAACACCTTTTCTTTTTTCAATAACGGGGAGTTTTCCAGCCCTACTTCAATCCGGATCACCAGCAGGATGGTTATCAACTCGTCTGCAAGCGGAGTTGTGGCTATACGCAATGATGCTGGAAATGATTTTAACCGCCTTCAATTTGGCGGCACAGACGCTAACTTTCCCGCGCTGAAGCGCAGCAGCACCGCACTGCAAGTTCGTCTCGCGGATGATTCGGCTTACAGCGTCATGGACGCACAGCACCGCCTGCAAGGCACCGCACCCGCCAGCGCAACTGCGACAGGCACGGCGGGCGATATTCGCTATGACGCCGACTACATCTATGTCTGCACGGCGGCAAACACATGGAAACGCGCAGCCATCGCAACGTGGTAAAATAGACTATGGCCAACCTTTCGACATATTACCCCGCTCCGATCACCGCCGCCGATCTCGGCTTGGGTGCGGGCAGCAACGCGACCTTCGGCTCGCTCACCGCCAACAACGGCACGCTCACGGCGTCCGCGCCTGTGCTGGATTTGGCGCAGACTTGGAACAATGCGGCGGTGACTTTTACTGGTGCGCGTATTGATATCACGAACACAGCCAGTGGCACTGGCTCACGCTTTCTTGATTGTATGGTCGGAGGCGCATCGGCAATACGTCTCGCTAGAATTGGGTCTACTCCATACGCGCTTTTTGGAACGGCAGACAACGGCATAGGAGCGATCTCGACATCACAACCAGCACTCATTGCAAACGGAGGCGTTGCCTTTGTTGTCAATTCGGGTTCTGGCGGTGCATACATTCGATCAGATTCTCCGTATGCATGGGCATCCGGCACTAACCTGACTGGAGCAACCACAGATTTATTTCTTCGCCGCGATGCCGCCAACACCCTCGCGCAATACAACGGCACCGCAGCCCAAACCTTCCGAATCTACAATACTTTCACCAGTGCCACGAACTTCGAGCGTCTAAACATCATCGCGCAAGCGGCAGGCTCCGTCATCATCGGCACGGAGAAGGGATCGGGCGGAGGCTCTGCGAGGTCGCTGGAGTTTCAGACGGATGGTGTGACGCGGCTTACGTTGGCGACCAATGGTGCGGCTACGTTTTCTGCGGGTGTGACGTGCGCTGGCATCAGTTCAATCGGAGGAGGCATCAGCACAAACCAATCGTTCACTCTATCCTCAAATTTCAGTATGTCGTCGCAGGTTCTGACGGCAACGCTTGATTGCACAAGCAATCCCGCTGGAATCCGCCTTTATGGTTTGGGCAACACTGGCGGCAGCGCGACAAACACCGAGCGCCTCCATATCTCAACGCGAACGGGCAACTCCTATTTTATTTCGACGCAGGCCACAGGAACAGGCACGGCGCGGGCTTTGGAAATACGCACCGCTGACGTTGCTCGTCTGACCTTTGAGGCAGCGGGAGGTTTAACCATTGCGGACGCAAACAACATTGCCGTTGGAACCACCACGGGAACGCGCATCGGCACAGGCACAACACAGCTTTTGGGATTTTGGAACGCCACGCCCGCCGCGCAACCCGCCGCCGTGGCAGACGCAACGGACGCCGCCAGCACGCAAGCCCGCCTCAATGACCTGCTCGCCCGACTCCGCACCATCGGAATCATTGCCGCCTAATCTTATGCTAACCAACCCAACACCCATAACCGTCGAACCCATCCCAGCGAAGGTGTTCGATAAACTCCATGTCTACACGCTCTCGGCCATTCAGCCGACAACGGATAGCGGATCAATCACCGTCGAGTTGCTCCCCGCAACCGCAGACGGCGAACTCGCCAACGGAAGCCTCGTCCAGAAGATGACCGCGCCGTTGAGTCCCGAAATTCTTACAGCGGTTCCAGAACTCGCCGCCGCGTTTGAGGCAGTCCTCGCCGCGATTCCCGCGACCCAAGCGTATCTGGCCAGCCAGCAGGAGGTTCCCAATGAGTAAGCAAGTCACACTCACGGAAGCCGAGGCCAAGGTCGTCATGCAGTGTCTCGACATTGCGACCAAAGCGGGCGGGTTGAACGCAGCAGCAGGCATCTTGCCGGTGGCGATGAGTATCGAAAAACAACTCACCGCGACCGAGGAGCCTCAGTTGCAGGAGTCCTGATC